ATGGCTACAATAACATACGAGCTTGGAAAACCAAAGCAAGACAAGACAAGAAAGGTGTCTATTGTTCTTTCTCATAAGGGACAGAGAAAAAGATTTCCTACCAATATAGTTGTTTCCGACTCAGACTTGTCTAGAGCCGGAAAGATTTCTTCACGTAAGATATTGAAGACGATAGAAGATAAAATGAATGTTATGAAGGATGCACTCTATGACTTAGAGGTAGACTTGCTAGGTAAAGATGTGGATATTGATTGGATATGTGAGCATTTGATTGATATAGGCAACAAGACAGAGGATTTAGACTTCTTTTCCTTTACCGAAGAGTGGGTTGAGAAATCCGACAATAAGGGAAAGAAGAATTATCTGATTATGCTCAATTCCCTTGCACGCTATAATGGTTGCCGTAAGCTGCCGTTTTCTCTCATAGACTACAGATTCCTAAACGGATATAAGAAATTCCTAGATGGTCATCCTAGGGCGCAATCCTTATACTTGGGCAATATGCGGCATATCTTCAATGAAGCTATCAAAGAATATAATACGAATGGAAATGATATTATCCAAAGTAATCCTTTTGATAAATTCTCCGTTCCGAGGGATATTCCGCAGACAAAAGATAGAGTAATCAGTGAAGAGAACCTTGTAAGAGTATTTGATTTCAAGGGGACTAGACGTGTAGGTATGGCAAGGGATTGTTATGTACTCTCGTTCTTTCTGATGGGAATGAACTCTGTTGACATATATGAATGTGTCAGCTATAATAAGGGCGTACTCGCCTACGATAGAGCTAAAACTAGAGATAGGAGAAACGATAATGCCCACATAGAAATTGTCGTACCTGACATCATCAAACCTTTGTTCCGAAAATATAAGGGAACAACAAGGGTCTTTGATTTCTATCAGAAATATAGCAATGCAGCCAATTTCAATAAGCATATAAATAAGGGATTGCATTTCATAGCTGACGAACTGGGCATTCCTCGTTTCGATTTCTACTCAGCCCGTCATACTTGGGCATCTATAGCAAGAAATAAACTAGGTATTGATAAGTATACCATTCACGAAGCACTCAATCACGTTTCGCAGTTAGATGTTACTGATATTTATATTCAAAAGGACTTTACGAATATCAATAAGGCAAACGAAAAGGTTGTTGAATATGTAACGGAATTGATAAAAAAGACGAAGAACGATGCTTGATTCTTTAGAGAGAGGGGAAATATTAATCTTCCCCCTCTTTCTTGTTGTTATCCTTATCCTTTTTGTCCATTTTTGCACCTGTAGCTTTCATAATAGCCTTCAGAGCATCTTCGAAGTTCAAGGAGTCCTTACCGCCATTAGGGTGTTTCTCCCACCAGTCAGGGTCAACCCAACGCATAGCCTTGTCATACCAAGTTTGGTCGATGGATGTTTTCTTACCATCTTGACTGATTAACAGATACCCACCTTGCCCATCGCTAGCAATTCGCTGAACTTGTTCAAGGTTGACCCACGTCTTTTGTTTTTCGCTATATACCCACATAATTATATGATTTAAATTATTTTTATTCCTATTGTGCAAAAGTACAGCGAAGTCTTAAAAATACCAAATAAAACCTATTTGTATGTTTCAAGTTTGACCAAATGTGAGTTATTTTGTGTATCTTTGCAGAAAATTCTTAAAATATGATACAAAGATTTACGGAAATGTACTACGATGATGCGGTGCGCTTCGCGCAGTACATACAAGCTACTGAAGGTGGCGAAATAGAACTTGTAAAAGAAGATGCCGATGGTTTTCCTCTTCCCCCTAAGCATAAGATATTTGGTAACATGGTTAATTGTCTGAAGGTAAGGAACTTTGAAATTGCTTATTTAGAGCAAAGAAGAAACCCCGATGATGACAAGAAACATCGTAATCGAAATCTCTATCGCTATATAATGGGGCAGAAGATTAAAGAGGTTAGAGAACTTAGTGGTATAACATTGGAGGAACTGGCAGAAAAGTCCGGTTATAAGCCTAACAACATTCGTAATATTGAGATGGGGCGTTTTAATGCCGATATTGATACGTTATGTAATATTGTTGAGGCTATGGATGCCCATTTTGAGGTGATGAAGAATTAAAAGTTCTTTCGATATATAAAATATGTTTAAATATAAAAACAAAAGCATTAAAAAACTTGCAAAATTAAGGTGTTATTCTTATCTTTGCATCGTAATATAAAAAGGTGAGACACACCGAAACAACTGTATCGGATTATGAATAAAGCATATTTGATTTTCAGCAAGAACACAAGCATTCAAGAATGTTGTACTTGGTTTCGTTATCGTGACGAAGCTTTAAGATACAATAAAGAACATTTTGAGAACGTGTTTAAGGTACTGCCACATGAGTTTGATTCTTTGAAAGATGTTGACCCTTGCGAGCCGACAGAGTTCACGAAGTCTTCAAGATGCGAGCATTGCTGGAGAAAGATTAAGAATGATTATCTAAAACATATAGGAGATATGAATATGAAGAAAGAAGAAAAGTTTGTCATTGATGATTCTCAGAATTACAAAGATATGTTTAGCAAAAAGGAACGGATGCAAATTAATAAGGCAACCAAACCTTTAGAGAACAAGTAATTTTCACCATTTATTAAAAGTGAGTTTAATAACCCGAACGCATTTGCTTGGATGGAAGAATTATGCTATCTTTGCATTGCGTTCCTTGAAATAATTAATTATGAGTAATAACAAAGAAGATTTTGATGCGCAGGTAAGCGCATTTAAAGAGAAGTATCCCGATTTCAAGCCAGCCAAGGCTATTGAAGTTCTTAACTTGATTATGACAAGAAAGAATGCCAAGGAGATTCTTGAAGGAAAGAAGCAAGTTGAGTATCGAGCCTATACAGACCATTATATTGGTCGTTTGTTCGACAAGGATGTTTTGGAGTTCCTTAAGAAGCATGGTGAAGAAGAGGATGTTATCAAAGCGCAGGAGGATGGTATTGTTGACCCTTTGCGAGTAGTAAAGACAATCCACTTCCATGATTATAACAACTCGTGGTATCTTGATTGTGATGTTTTGGTGAATGATACTTGTATCGTTATGAAAGAAGATATTGATTTTCTTCACGAAAAGTATGATAGCCATGATTTGGATGAAATGTACGAAGCGTTGGAGCTTAAAAAGGAAAAAGAGCGTCCTTTGTTTTTCTTCTTTGTTATTGACAAGGTAACAGAAACGACTCTAAAGTAGGTGGGCGTAAGTCCACCGAGCCTAGATAATTCCCCAAGGGGAGTAGTTTATGATTCGTGGACTTAAAACGTTACAACTATGTCAGAGGCATCAAAAGGTTATCGTTATTCTCAATGGAGAGCGGTAACAAATCGTACAACTGGTCTTAGGGCTGGTGAAAGACGTGAACGTGGCAGAAATGTTGAGTACCGAAACACAGGCGCACAAGGAACTACTTATGGTGGTGCTATGCGTACTTTGGCAGCACGTACCGCAGCTAACAATGTCACAGAACGTGTAAACCGCAGACTTAGAAGAGGTTAAAAGTCAAGAGGGGTAGAATGAATTAACTTTCATTCACCCCTTGTTTTTAAGGAGAATAATGTATGCAAGAACTAAAAAGAGCAAGAGAAATCATTGATGATGTTTCCAAGGAGACAGATAGTATATTACTTTTCCATTCTCTGAGTGGAAAGGATTCTATCGTATTGCTTGACTTATGCTACAAGAAGTTCAAGAGAGTTGTGGTAGTATTCATGTATATAGTAAAAGACTTGGAACATATTATGCGTTACTATAATTACGCTAAAACCAAGTACCCGAACATTGAGTTTGTTCAAGTTCCTCATTATGCTTTATTTTATGATATAAAAACCGGATATATGGGAATAAAACAAGACCCTAAGCAAAGACAATGGACTTTAGCTGATATAACCGAAAAACTCAGGAAGAGACTTGGTGTAGAGTGGGCTTGTTATGGATTTAAACAATCCGATTCTTTGAACAGACGGCTTATGCTTAGAAGTTATACGGATGGAAAGGAAGCTATCAATTGGAAGACGAAGAAATTCTATCCTTTATCTACATATAAAAACCAGGAAATAATGGATTATATTCTTGACCATCGTTTAAAGAACCCAGAAGCAAATGGAACGAATAAACAAAGTTCAGGAGTTGATGTTGAGGATATTGAGTATCAGAAATTTCTCAAAGAGTTTTATCCGGCAGATTTAGAGAAAATATACAAGGTATTCCCAATGGCAAGGATAGTTCTGTTGAAAGCTGATAAAAACAAGGAGGAACTGAAATGAAAAAAGGAAGTGAAACAAAGATAATCAAGAGGTCTCAAATAAACTTGAACCCTTGCAACCCGAAGGTACATACCGATGCGGACATTAAACAGCAAAAAGCCAATATTAAGAAAGTTGGTCTCATTGGGGGTATTCAATGGAATGAGACAACTGGAAATCTCATAGATGGGCATAAACGAGTGATGAGCGTTGACCTTATCCAAGGTTATGATGGTACTCCCGAAACTGATTATGACATCAAGGTAGAAGCCGTTGATTTTGACGAAAAGACCGAGAAAGAGCAATTGTTGTTTATGGCGAAGTCGCAAGACCCGATAGATTACAACTTGGTTGCCAAGAACTTTAGTATAGATGAAATAGACTTCAAGGCTGCTGGCTTCACGGAACAGGATACTGAACAAATCAAGATGTTGCAAGATGATTTGGAAGCATCATTGAAGGATTCGGGCATGGATGACTTTAGCGAGGATTTCTTGAATGAACCTATAATTTCAGTTACTACCCCAACGCCAATGACCGAATTACCCAACATCGAAAAAACATCTGAAGAGATTGTAGCCGAGCACGCAGCTAAGCCAAAGATGACAAAGGAAGATGTCAAGGATCAGAAACAGCATTGTACTGATGTCGGAAAGAAAAGAAAGGAAGATATTGATAACTTCATTTTCATTGATTTCGAAAGTTTTGAGCAAAAACGGCTTTTCTGTGATATGTTGCACATGGAAGCCGCTAACTCTATGCGTATTTCCGGAAGTCAGATTTTAGGTTTGTTGTAAATATGGGACGCAAGCGAATAAAGCCTCTAGTTGTTAGGAAGAACCCTATAGATGTTGCCAATATGGTAATTGATATGGCTAGGGAACAGAGTCCGGATTGCATTGTTATGATGTCACTTGGCAAGGACTCCATTGTTACATTGGACTTATTATATGATAAGTTTGAGCGGATAGTATGTGTATTTATGTATCTTGTAAAAGACTTAGAGCATATACAACGATGGATAAACTGGCTGAAGGCTAGATACCCGAAGATAGAGTTCGAGCAGATACCACATTGGAATACAACATACAATCTTCATTATGGAGTTTATTGCGTTCCGAATCCAAAAGTAAAGGTTCTTAATCTTTCTATGGTAGTAAAAGCCTTAAAAAAGCGTTTCGGAATAGAATACGTATTCTTTGGTATGAAAAAAGCAGACTCGATGAACCGAAGTCTTATGTTGAAGTCGTATGAGGATGAAAATTACATTCATGGTGGAAATTGTTATCCTCTTGCTGATTTTACTCAAAAGCAAATCTTGCAATATATGAAACATCGGCATCTGCCTAAGCCGATAATGTACTCCAGAGCATTGCGCTCTGAGAATGCAGAGGTTGGGAATGCGTCGGGCGGTTTGTCTTTGGACTTGGATTGTTTTGCATGGCTAAGGGATAATGCACCCGAAGACTTAGAACGTATATATAAGGTATTTCCACAAAGTAGGGTAATACTCTACAGGTATGACAACAGATAATGTTCTTTTTAATTTATATATAATAATGTATTATCTTCTTTATATGTATTGGCAGGCTTGTGAAAGTCTGCCTTTATTGTTAATGCATGTAATATAGAAACATTATAGGTAAATAAAGGTTAAATAAATAAAGAAAAACCATAAAACATTTGCATGTTGGAAAATTATTTTGTATCTTTGCAATGTCTTTAAGAGATACTTGAAGATTTGTCGCAAGACAAGTTTCTTGCAAGATAGTGCAGAGCGAGCACATTAAAAACTAGTATAATTGTTATGAAGATGATTACCGAAAAGCAGAAGAAGTTCATCAATGATATTAAAGGTGTTATTACAGAAAATGGTATTAATGCTATTGATGCATTGGACTTGAATAAGTTTACTTGCTATGATGCATCTAAGCTTATTGGTGGTTTGCTTGGTCTTAGGGATTGTTACAAGGCGATTTCTAGAGGCGCATGTGTAACTAGTACGGCATATTGCGATGAGGCTTTAGATAATGTCTTTAATACAATTGAAAAGTATAAATAATAAAAAAAGGTGAGACACACCGCAAAAACTGTCTAAGAGAATGAATAGCAAAGAATTAGTAAGAAATATGATAGCTTTCTTAAATGAGCGTCACGATATGGATTGCGCCACGTTACGTCAGCGTTTTGCAGTATGCTATGGTATGAGTGAAGACGAGGCAGAGAAAGTTATTTTGGAGCTGACAATGCTTCAGATATTTGCAGAAAATTTTGGTGTTGAAATTTAAAACTTTGAGATTATGGATAAGAATACTGCATATAGAGTAATAAGCCAATTTAGGGCAAATAATTGCAAGAGTGGAGCTTTGGCTATTGCTTTGGATGAAGCATTGAAAGCTTTGAAGCCAGTGGCTACAAATAACGTTTATGTCATTAGGTTGGAGATATTGGGGACTACGTTATCTACATTATGGTTAGAAACATCTAACGATAAGAAAAAGATGCAAGCGCATATTGCAGAATGGAGAAGTAAGATAGTAGAGCGATGTAAGGACGATAACAATTCTTTCGAGTTTGATTTTCAACATGGGAGTCCTTATAATTTCACAGCAAACAAGAAGAATTGCAATGAGTTGCCTTTTTACTTTGATGGTAAACATTATTGCTTTACGATATTAAAGGGCTATAAAAGCCTTAAAAGCAAATATGAGCAGAGTATTGAGCACGATATGGATGCCGTTCAAGATATGATGTCTTATTTAAATTTATAGAGCATGAAGTTATACGAGGTAGGCTGCATCGTCAAAGAGGTGCAGCCAAAGAATGGAGAAAAGATTTCTTTAGAGGAGGCTCAGGCTTTAGTTGGTGGTTATGTCGAGTTGGTTCATCTTGATGATAATAACATATTATTGTGCGATGAAGATGGACTTCTCAAACATAAACCTATAAATACTTTGGCTACAATACAAGCGAAGAGGCTTGGCTGGAAAGGTATTTGTTGTTTGGTTGGGAGCGTTTTATTTTTAAAGGACAAGGAGTTTTAGTTATGAGTAAGGCAAGAAAGAATGATGTGAATAAGGATATACCCGAAGAGCGAATAACTCTTAGGGTATTGAAGAATTATTCAAAAATGCAAGAAGAATTATGTCATCTTCGTAAGAAAACACGTGAACAAGGCTACAGACTTAATGAACTCAACAATCAGCTACAGAGGCTTCACTCGAAAGAAGTTAGATATGAGTTAGAGAAGTACAGAAAGTTACTCTTAGAGCGTGATGAGTTGCGTGAGAAGAATAAGGCTTTGGAACAGGTGGTAAAGCAATACGATGGATTAAAAAGTTCTTTTACTAGCGAATTGAACGAAAAAGAGGAGGGTAGAGAATGATTATAGGTTCAATGACAGGGCGTGAACTCTTTGATATATTCAAGAAGGATAAGCCTATGCTAGAAAAGTTTGCTATCGAAAAAGCAAAGAAACTCATCCGTGAGCTTCGTAAGGGAATGGGACGATACACAACTCAGTGTTATGATTTCAAGACGAAAGACGCTACCGAGTACAAAGTATGCGTGTTTGTAGATAGAGGGAACATAAGACAATTCTATTTTGACATGTTTATCTATTGCAAGGAAACGAACGATTACGTATGTGCTACTTCCTTGTTGGACGAAGAGAATAGTGCAGAGCAGTTCAGTTATACGCCTCATTTCTTGCGGAGATATGCCGAGCGAGCATTGGGAATAGAGAACATGCCAATTAATAGGGTGCTTGCTCACATCGAAAGAGAAGTAGGCTATACGGTACTTATTTATAAGAATGATACAAGTAAGGTTGTTGCTACAAGTATGGGGCTTTATCTGCAAAAGATTGACAAAAGGCGAGGTATCAATATATGCAAGACTTTTGTTAGTGTTGACATGCTTAAAACCTCCCAAATTAAAGCGTATATGGTTGTTGCGGACTTAATTGAAGAGTATTCAGAACGATACAATAAAGTTCAAAGGAATGATAATGTACGAGTAGATTTCGCTAATGATTGTTTGAGAAGAGGTATTACTGAAAAAGATTTGGTTAATGCCTATGGTGAATATTTTAAGAACAAAAAATAAAAGAAAGGGTTTCGTATGGAGAGAATGACAAGAAATGATGCCGCTGCTTATTTAGGTGTTGACCCTCAGACGATTACGAACTGGGTTAACAAGGGCTTGCTTGGAGGCTACAATGATAAAAGCAGTAAACGCTTTTGGGTGAATGCCGATGATGTTAAGAAGTATTCCGAGAAATACAAGATGTTATCTGTCTCAGAGGATTTACTTGAAAGAGAGCGGAAAGAGTTGTTGGCAAGTGAGCGCAAGGTAAATGCTAAGATACAAATGTTAATGCATGATGCGTTGAACGTTTCTTCTTTCAGCTATGACAAAATAGGTAGTTCACTTTGTATGTTATTGGAGTTAACGGCACAATACGGATTACGAGAGAAAAAGATTATGCAAGCATTTTTCAATGGAGACCGAATTAGTGATATAGCCGATAATTTTGAACTTTCAAGAGAAAGGGTGCGCCAGATTGTTATTAAGGCTATCCGGAAGTTCAACTATGCGATTGAAGAATTTGTAGACTTGAAGATGGAGAACAATTCCTTGAAAGAGGAAATTAAGAATGTAAAAATGCAGTTTATTATGCAAGAGGGTGAAAAAGAAGAAGAACAACCTGAAGATGTTCCCCCTTCATTGTTCTCCATCAGATTAGTTAATTGTAATTTACCGGTTCGTGTCCTTAATGTGACAAAGGCAGCCGACATAGATACTATTGGAGACTTGGTACAATATTCCAAGCTCGATATGATAAAATTCCGAAACTTCGGAAAGAAAAGCCTTATGCAATTGGATGAATTTATTCATGAAATGGGATTGGAATGGGGCATGGATAAGGCTAAGATATATGCAAGGGGTATTCAGCGGATGAAAGATGACTGTTATATTGAAGAGTTGTTTGGAAAGCATCTTGCGGATATAACAAGCGATATTGAGAAAAAGTATAATCTTTCTCCGGCTGAGGCTATGAAGAGAGCTTATAGTGAAATGAAGAGATATGTAGGATTTAAAGAGAAGAGTAATGAATGAAGTATATAATGATGTTTTAGGTAAGGCGTTAAGCATTAAATCAACCAATAATATTGTCGTAAAAGTAGATCAAGGAGCATTAGAAGTTAATCTGAAGCAATGTAGTGTAAAGCGAATTATGTGGTTCTCTGTCTTCTTGATTGATGGATTTACTATGCGTCCATGCAGTTATACTTTCTATTCCTCTATGAGTGACGATGAGTTGGACGAAACCTTTACACAAGTAGAAGGTAGATTGAGCTTTCTGAAAAACTTAAATTTTAAATAACATGACGGAACAGGAAAGAAGGGTTGTAAACCATGCAATGAAGATACTAGAGCAGAGCCAAGATGATGAGGCTAGGGCGTTGGCTGTCAAGTTGTTGGAACAAGGTACAAAAGTTCCTCTTCAGAAAGTGCAGTTTTATGCCGCATATTGCAATGGCTTGCGTGATGGGTATTCAAGAATATTCGACCTAATACAAGGTGGTGGGTGGCTTGCGAAAGTGAGCAAGAAGGAAATGCCATACTTCGAAGCAGAGAAGAAGCTTGTAGAGAGTTGTATTGATGCTTGCTACGATTACCATATTGGCAAATATGATATTAGGTACAAGGATAAAGAATTCTCTAAGAATGGAAAGTTATTGTCTTGTAAGGCGGTTTTTGTGAAACAAACGTTGATTGGTGTTGAGGTTAAATACAACAAAGATAAAGAATGATTGCACAATATAGATAAGTGAAGTTGTAAACCTTTGATATTTAGGTACTCCCTTGCAAATTTTGTATCTTTGCAAATAAAAAAGGAGATTTATATATGGCAGATAGAGGATATAGAGGCAGACCTCAACGAGGCGAAAGAGCGGATAGGCAAATCAATGCCGGACATAGCCGTGGGTTGGATGCGGCTTTGTCTGACACTGAAGCTAAGATTAGAAAGCTAAAGACGGAACGTATTTATGCCTTTAATAAGGACGGAAAAGAAATAGCGCATTCCCAAACAGGAAAGGCACATAGTACGCAATTACCTTTTGGCTATAACTACAAAGATGCCATCATTACTCACAACCATCCTAATAGAGGTATTGGAGATACTATAGCTGGAAGAGTTGGCACAATTTTGTCCGGAGCTGACATTTTTACAACTATAGCACATAACGCTTCCGAGATTCGAGCAGTTACAAAGAATTATACGTATTCTTTGAAGAGACCAAGTAAAGGGTGGGGACTTTCAGAATCGGATGCATGGGATGTTTTTGGTAAGAAAAATTCGCAATGGAGACGAACCCTTCAGCAAAAACAGACAGAGTATCTTTCAAAGAGCGGAATACGAAATCGAATAAACGAGAAAGTGCTAGCTTTAAACAGAAAGCGTTCTAGTTTTACGAAAGGAGGAAAAGTCCCTAGTGCAAGTGAGGTGTCTAGTTATAATCGTGAAGCAAACGAAATACAGAAACGTGTCACGGAAGCTAATGATAGAGGTAATGTTGGTGCGCAATATCAAGTTATGAAAGAATACGCAAAGAAATACGGATGGAATTTAACACGTAAGCGTACATCTTAAGGAATATATTCGAACGATGGGTAGTATTGTCCCTCTTCATGTGGGAAGAACCTTCCCATCATTGACAATGCCGTAGTACATTTTTCATATTGCTTTTGAAATCCGTACTTCTTAGCTCTCGATAGGTTGTGATGCAGGTCGTTGATTTTGACTTGTATTGCAACCATATCTTTTGAGTCAATGATTGATTGTATGTAGTCAAAATACGGAACACCTTTCTTGTGGGTTAGGACACATACACTATCGGCAATGTCTTTTCTAACACCTAGTGATAACAGCTTGTCGTAGGTCATATCCGTATCTTCAATCGTATCATGGAGAAATCCGACACAAATCTCTTCGGTACTATTACCCATTTCTCCAACATGGATAGGGTGTAATATAACAGGCAATCCAACCTTATCAATCTGTCCTTTGTGCGCCTTGCAAGCGATACCAAGGCACAATTCTATCATTTCAGAATCTTTCATATTCTTCTTTCGTTATTAACTCACCTAACTCAAGAGCATCTTGTGCATAGGTGTTCTCATTAAACTTGAACTCTTTTGGCTTACGCCCTTTACCTTTAGGGTAACACATAAGTTCTTTATTTACATATTGATAACGGACAACGATGTCATCCTCCCAATAGTAAACATAAACCGACTCTCCGTTTTTAAGGAGGTGGCTGATTTTGTTCTTATCTTTATTGTTCATAGTCTTTATCTCCTTATTACAATGCAAAGATATAAAAAATATATTAAACTTGCAAACAAATTAATGTTTATTACTTGAAATTTAAATATATTAATTATTGAAATGTTGCATAGTAAGCTTGTTGCATAGATACCGACCTTTGCTTCTTACCTCCGTTACTCTTGGCGGTTCTACTTTGCTCATATAATGCATGTCCCCAACCGGATGGTTTCTTGGTCTCTTTATAGATTTCTCGCATGGTCTTCCCACCCAACAGCTTGTAGGCTATCGAGTAATTCTCTTTGGCGTAAATCATCTTGGCGGTGTTAACTTGTATTTCACCAATAAGTCCGGTTTTCTTGTTCCGGATATTGATGATGTTTCCTGAATAGCCAGTATCCAGTTTCTGTTCCTTGAGTCTAACGAACTCAAAGCCCTTGTATTTGCCTTTAAGGTCTTTTATTATTTTCGGTATTGACCCTTTATCTGCGATGATAGTTGTTCTGTACGAGTCCTTAATGTCTTTAATACCATTAGCCTCGCCCTTAGCCTTGCGTACAATGGAGTCAACACTCTTGTAATTGATAGGAGTGACCCTTGCTCCATACTTCTTAGCTATACCTTCAGCTATAGCTTGTAGCTTGTTACCAACCGACTCGGCTTTTCTCCGCATAGAGGTAGCTTGTGCTCTCAGCCTAGCATATGCCCCATTATTACCAACGTCTCCCATATCTTTTTTTTATGCAAAATTAACCAAAATGCAAGCCAATTGATATATTGTTGCGATATGTTATTTCACTTAAAAGACAAAGTGAAAAGACACGCAAGTAAACATTTCTCTTAAACAATTATTATTCATACCTTTGCAAGAAACAATGAGTTGATAAGATGACGAAACCAAGAGATTATTTCACAGGCAAGCAAGAAGAGTTCAAACGCTCCGAAGTGCAGATAGCACCATATAATCCAAGGAAGATTTCACCGCAGCAGAAAGCTACATTGAAACGTTCCATAAGAAAATATGGCGTTGTTGGTGGTATAACCGTCAATAAGCAAACAATGACCATCGTAGGCGGCAACCAAAAAGTAACCATCGTGGATGAGATTATGGGCTATCCCGAAAAGGATTATACTCTTTTGGCTGAGGCTGTAAATATGGATTACAAGACCGAAGTTGAACTGAATTTCATGCTTAATTCCGAGAATGCTCATGGAGAATGGGATGACATGAAAGTCCGTGAGTTACTTCCGGACATAAACTATATGGATGCCGGATTAACGGAAGAAGACTTATCCCTGTTCGGCTATGATGCAATGGTAAAGACTGAAGGCGAAGATGAGTTAGGTAAAGAACTTAATTCCTTACTAGACCCATTTGCCCAAGAAAGCGAAAACAGAAAAGTACAAGCACCAAAGGAAGTGCAAGAAGAGCAGAGACGACAGATAGAACAAAATCAAATTATAGCCAATCAGCAGCAAGAGGCTCAATACCAAGCGAATAAGGAACGTATGCAGCAGGTGAAGAAAGAAGTAAACACCAAGGCTGCGGAAAAGGCATTAGAAGCCGAGTCTTACGTCATGCTTTCCTTTGATAATATAGAGAACAAGGAACGTTTTATGAGCACCTTTGGCTTTATCGAAACCGACAAGGTAATCAAGGGAGAAATGCTTATGAAAGTAGCAAAACGAATATAAACGAATAAGCAATGAAAAAGATTATAAGAATATTACTAGGGTACATAATAGCGGCAATAACAATAGGTATGCTCATTCCATTTATGATTGTTTCTATGTTTCTTGGCAAGAGGAGAAAGAACGCATTCAATATGTGGGTGTCGTGTCTCTTTACTCCTTTGATAAACAAGGTAGGACAATTGGTCAACTCATAAATATCGAAAGATTATGAAGGAGAACAAGAAAAGAATAATGAAGATTGCGAACTTGGCTATAACTATGATATTGGCAATACCGATGTTCTTACTAGCCGTTCCTATCTATATGTATAACAAAATTAGAGGCAAGGTATAAATCCCATCTGCCCAATATATAGCGAAACAATAATAAATACAAGAAAATGGCAAAACCGAAATTTGATTACAATGGCGATGCTTTCTACGATGAGATAGAACAGCTTGCAAAGCAAGGTCAGAAGGATTCTGAAATTGCCTACGCCCTTGGTTTGAAGTTTGGGGTTGACCTAAATCCACAGGTCTTCAACCGAATGAAAAACGGAAAATACGAGAATTGGAATGAAGACGAAAATGCGGAAAGAGGCGAAAGGATAACTCAATCCCTCGTGCGTGGCAGAGAGTTTATCAATGCAATCGTGCGTGGAAGATTCCTTAAATGCGCCCTTGGAGGTGTCAAGGTAAAAGGCAAGACAACCACCAAAAGACATATGGTTGTAGATGGAGTTATGACAGATGATATAGTAGTGGAAACTAGAGAAACCGAGCAGGAGACCCCACCTAACGTACAAGCTCTTTCTACTTGGTTATTCCATTACGATATGACTTGGAGAGAGATACAGAGAGGTAAGAAGGATGAAGAGGAAAAGGGCATTCCTTTTGACCCTAAGAAAGGTATATCCGTCAACAAGTGGATAGAAAGAGAGATTGAGCAGGAAGCAGAAGAGCAAGGGGAGGGTGAATAATGGCAAAAACACATTCCGTTTATTATCCGTTATATAATGACAAGACGCATTTCATTTACCTTATAACAGGAAGCCGTGCGTCAGGAAAAAGTTTCTCTGCTTCTCAGTTTATCGAAAGACTTACTTTTGAATACAATGCAGAAAGAAAGATAGCACATAAGATTCTTTATACACGTTATACAATGGTGAGTGCCGCTATTTCCGTAATTCCAGAGGTTAAAGAGAAAATAGAGATAGATGGCACACAGGATTATTTCAAGAACACGAAGACGGATATAGTCAACAAAATGACGGGAGCTGAAATCATGTTCCGTGGTATTCATACGGCTAGCGGTAATCAGACTGCGAAGTTAAAGTCTATTCATGGTGTGACTACGTTTGTCGTTGATGAGGCTGAGGAATGGACGAGTGAGGAGGATTTTGAGCGCATCATGCTTTCAATCCGTCAGAAAGGCTTGCACAACCGAGTAATAATCATTATGAACCCTTGTGATTCAAATCATTGGGTATATAAGCGTTTCATCGAAAAGACACATAAAGAGGTGTATTTTGATGGCGTTCCCGTCCAGATCAGTACAGACCCTAGAGTACTTCATATACATACGACCTATCTTGATAATATAAAGCATCTTTCACCTGAGTTCCTTAATGAGGTATTAGAGATGAAGGAGAATGAACCGGAGAAATATGCTCATATAATGATAGGTAGATGGTCTGACGTATCTGAGGGTGCAATATTCAAGCATGTAGGCATCGTTGACAAGTTCCCTAGCAACGCAAGGAAAGTAGCCATCGGAGTAGACTGGGGATATTCGAAAGACTATACTGCTATTGTGAAGTGTGGCATCGTAGACAAACGCCTATACATAGAGGAACTTTGCTATAGAACGGAAATGTTATCTAGCGACATCATAAGATTCTTGCGCCCTTATGCGGACGAAGGCTTGTTTGTGTATGCAGATAGTGCTGACCCTAGACTTATAGATGAGGTAGCTCTTGGTGGAATAGTTATATATGGAGCACAAAAGGGTGCTGGCTCTATATTGGCTGGTATTGACAAGATGCAGACATTCGAAATCTTCACAACTAAGCAATCAGTCCATTTACAGAGCGAGTTCCGTAAATATGTGTGGTCAAAGGATAAGGATGGTAATTACATCAATGTTCCCGAAGACCATGATAACCATTTGATAGATGCTGCTAGGTATTATATTCTTGCCGTATTGCTCGGTAAAGTGATGAAGCCAAGAAAAGCATCTAAATCAGACTTAGGAGTGTACTAAATGACAAATATAATTACTTTTGTAATAAAAATACAAGTGTTTAATTATTAGATTGTTAGTGTAAGTATGCTATAAGGGTAGATAAAAGTCATGTGTAAATAAAAAAGATTGTTTACTAAATAAAAATAGATTCTTTAGTAAATAGTCTTTTTTATTCACTTAAAAACTAAGTGAAAGGCATACGTAAATTAAAGTATGTAGAAACCCTGTTTATTATTACCTTTGCTTCAAAAAGTTATAAGGATGTTTGTAGATTCAATTATTCAGATAAAGACATATTTTCGAAACCTCACGCTCAATGCATTGGGTGTGGAGAGAAGCATCTTCGAACGTTTGGAAGATAATGATGTTGATTCTGTCGTAAATATGATGGAACAACATGATTTCGATGTGGATAATGCCATTTCGGAATATAATCCACAAACCCATAAGGTGATGAGCCGTGAAGATAAATGGGTAAAGGGAGAGAAGCCATACAGGACGGAGAAGTTGGCAAGAACAAGACAAAGATACATAAATGAGGTAGAATTGTTCTTCTTGTTAGGCAATCCGATTATGTGGAAGAAGACTGAAGGTGACGATGAAGCCTTTGAACTATATAAAAAATACTTGAAGGATATATACTTCAATACCAAGCTACGTCAATGCAAGCGACTTGCCGGAGCAGAAACCGAAAGCGGTTTTGTTTTTAATTTTTCGCAAAAAAACGGAAAGATGCATGTTGATGTGTATGTTGCAGCTCGCTCAAAGGGACATAAGATGAGAGAGTTGTTTGACCAATACGGAAACATGCTTGCTTTTGCTGTAGGCTATTCCTTAAAGCGAGAGTCAAAGACTATCGAATGTTGGGATATATTGACATCCGTTTTTAACTATCATTGTGAACGTGGTGGCTTTGGGTGGAAAGTGTATAAGTATCCTAATCCGACAGGAAAGATTAACGGCATCTACTTTCGCCAACCTAAAGCATGGGATGGTGCAGAGCCAAGAATGGAACGTGAAGAGATGCTTGATTCCAAGATTGGAGATACTAACAACTACTTTGCTGACCCTATTGCCGCTGCTACTGCTGACGTGATACAATCAATCCCTAAGCGGAACGAGCCAGGTAAACTCATACAACTTACAGGCAAGAACTCTAGGTTTGAATATATCAACCCACCTCAGAATTCCGAAATCCGCAAGGCAGAGAAAGAAGACTTGGCTCAGTCTATATTGTTTGATACGTTTACACCGGATATGTCACCGGAACTAATGAAAGCTATGAGTACGCTTACTAGTGTCGGCATAAAACGAGCGTTGGTATTGGGTTACATCAAGCGAGCGAACCGAATGGAAATCTATGAAGAACTTGTCGGTAGATTATCGCATGTGATTATAGCCGTAATGAAGGAACTATATCCTGAGATGAGAAGCAAGTTGGATAAGTTGGAGGTCGAATTCGATTTTGCCGAACCTTTCGAGGATGACAAAAAGGATAAGTGGAAAGTAATAGCGGAACTATATAATCAAGGCGTACTTTCTTTAGAGACTGCTGTACAAATGCTGGCTCTAACTGACGCTCCTGCTGAAGAAATTGAAAAGATACGCAAGGATGCAGAAGATAAAGTAGCGTTAGCTGCAAAGGTAAAGGGAAACGAAAACACAACTTCATAATTTTAAAAGCTTATTGTTTTTGGGCGCATTTCCTTTTAGGATTTGCGCCCTTTTTGCACTTAAATTTTAAGTGAAAGCATTATGATAATAATATAATATTATTCCTCATTTTGTTTTTAACTTTGTTGGCATGAACACGAATGAACTTATCATAAACGGACAAGACGCATGGGCTACCTATCGTATCAAGATGGGCAGCGGTTTTCTTGATGCCTTGGAAGCGGATGCTGACAACAAGGACTACATCACCAACTCCGTGCGCACAGAGGACGGAACGAGGGTCATACTGATACGACCGAAGAAGGCGGAGCGGAACGTAACCTTGGAGTTTACGATTGTAGGCAGAGACCACAATGACTATAACAAGAGGTTGGCGGCTTTCGATGCGCTGATGGATAATGGATTCGTAACAATACAAGTTCCGTCTTCCAAGTCTGACATTTACAGGCTCTTCTGCTCTAGGAAGTCCACTAGCTATTCCCGAGGAAAGGGAGGAGCTATCGGGAAGAAGAGCATTAAGTTCGTTGAGTATGACCCGAAGAATAGGGGTGCGCTCACAAGCGATGATATGGAGAAGTTTAACATGAAGGAATTTGAGGATTTACAATGAGGACATACAAGGATATAGAGGTTAAGTATTACGACACAAAGGGAGACGTACACGTAAGGTGCTCCGTTCCCGTAACGGAGGATGCGTTGGTGCACTTCGAGTTGATGCAGTCCCACTATTGCAAGCTATCCTTTAAGCTTGGCAGTGCGATATACTTCAAGATGGGAGATTTCATCGTTACTGACTATGGAAGGTTTGAGTTGGTTGATAACGTAAAGCCAAAGGACGATGGCACTCTTGGATATTCCTATGAGTTGGAGTTTGATGCTTACTATAGGAAATGGAAGAACAAGAGACTGAAATATATGCCTAACTCTGGTTCTCCAGAGGGCACATTCACGCTTACCTCGAATATCATTACACATGCAAACATCATCAAGGATAACTTGGATTTCTTGGCTAAGGCTAGCAAGTCGTATCTCTATGACCCGAATTACACGGGAAAAGGTAGCGATTACACATTCGTGGTGGATGCTAGCGTTGACAGTACTAAGTCCAAGGTAATCACCTATTCCAATTCTAGCATTCTTGATGCTATCGCTAATATCGCACAGACCTTTGAGTGCGAATGGTGGGTAGAGGGAAACCTCGTGCATTTTGGTACTTGCGAGAATACCAATGAGGTTGTAGACTTCAAGGATGGCGAAAACATTGTTTCAATGTCAAGCTCGCAGAGCCAAGCAAGCTATGCCAACAGGGTATATGCCTTTGGAGCGGCTAGGAACTTACCTAGTGGATATAAGCAGAACTCTTCCGCTGACGTTACAAAGAACGGAGTGGTGGAGAAGAGGCTTATGCTCCCTACTTTAGAAGAGTGTTCCGCTGAGAACAAGAAACTCTTGGAAGATAACGGCTTTGAGTTGAAGAATGGCTGCTTGCAAGTCAAGGGACTTACCGAAGACGAGTATGTAGAGGGCGTTACCACCAATGATGACATTTATCCAAGGAACTTAATCAAGACTTCTAATGTTACCTATTATGAGAAGGATGTTGAGGACGAGAGCACACCCGAGGAGGGCGACTATATCAAGAGGACTTTCTATCGAGTAAAGGGACTGACCATCGTAGACGCAGACGGAAACAAGACAGGGGACATGGCTTTCAGAAGTTCCTACATCCTCAGTGGAAAGACCTTGCATATTATCTTCCAAAGTGGTTCGTTGAATGGAATGGATTTCGAGTGTCAGTTCAATCCCGATGGTGAGTCCGAGATTTTGAGAGATTCTAATGGTAGCCCTATACTGAAGGATGGCAAGGAACAGATAAATCCAGCGGCACAGGTCTTTGAGATTGTTGCAAACGAGGACTACGGACGATTCTTGCCAGACACGGTTCTGCATCCGAAAGACGGAGATACCTTTGTACTCTACAATTGGGACTCAACGAAGTTGGGCAATACCTTGGTGACATCTTCCGCCAACGAGCTCTTGACCGATGCCATCAAGAACTTGAAGAAGTCAATGATAGACCCTACGACCTATACTTGCACGGCTGCGTCTGATTACTCATACAATGACGGCAAGGGACAATTCCATTTTGAGGGCGATAGGGTGAACCTATTCAACAAGGGATATGATATGAGCTTTAGAGCATCTAGAATTATCGGCTATGAGTTACATCTTGACGTTCCCTTTGATAGCGTAAAGTATACTGTAGGTGAGAAACCAGCTTACTCTAGGCTCAATGCGATGTCCTCACAGATTGAGGAACTTGTTTTCAATGGGCAAAGCTATCTCAATAAGGGAGGTAGTGGAAATAGTATCTATATCATTAAGAGCTATGACACAACTGTTCAACCTACAGACTTCAATGTATTTTCAGCCAAGAGGGTTGAAAACTCCTATCTTCATAAGGATAAGACGGATGCGGCAAACTTCTTGATTAAGTTCTTGCGAGGGCTTCAAGTTGGGGACTATTCGGCTTTAAGTGGGGGCGATTGGTCTTTAGACGAGCTTTTCAGAAGTCATCTGACGACCGACTACCTTAATGTTAGGATGAAGGCTATCTTCGAGACCTTGGAGATATTGCATACGGACACCTTGGGTGGTGAATTGTTCATTACCACAGTAGGCAGTAACCGAATATTGAAGGTTGAAGAGGTGAATGTTACCTATGATGGTGTTAGTCAGAATGCTTACAGATGCTACTTCCTTGGTGAGCAAGATGGCTCAAAGGTGGAGAATAAATGGAAGGTTGGAGACCAAGCGAGAAGCAAGAGTTTCAACCTCACACAAGGGAAATTTCACAATGTCGGCAATCACTACTATTGGCGACTAGTCATCGGTGTGTCTACAGAAACCGTTGAGATAGAGGGAAAGAACTATCACTATGTGGACTTATCGGATATAGACAAGGACACAAGCAGTGATATTCCAATGGTAGACGATGTGTTGAACCAAGTTGGTAGCCGAACAGACATCGCAAGGCAGAGTTGCTTGGTGTTCTCTGCCGTTGATACCTATTCGCCAAGTGTTACGCTCTATCACGGAGTGAATGGTTATACTTTCAATAACAAGGAATATGTTGACTATGGTGTGAACCATTCTACAGGCAAGGCTTTCTTCCACGTCTACGGAGATATGTACTTCGGAGACCGACCTACTAGTGCCAATAACTACGAGGGTGAATCCTATGTCAAGTTTGATAGCGAGACGAAGAAAGTAACCATCAAGGGAGACTTGGATATAAAGTCCACCTACGATGGGAAGACCTTGGATAAGTACATCACCGAGAAGAGCTTGGATAAGAATGCCGTTGAGACCATTATCAATAAATCGCAGACGATTATCGACCTTCAAAACCAGATAGACGGAGCTATTGAGACTTGGTTCTATGACGGCGTTCCTACTTTGAAGAATGCTCCAGCCATCAGTTGGAAGACCGACAATGATAAGAAAACTCACTTGGGAGACCTCTACTATGACAACAAGACGGGCAAGGCATACCGCTTTGCCAAGGATGGCTCTACCTATGAGTGGATTATCATCACAGATACGGAGCTGACCAAGGCACTCAAAGATTCAAGCCAAGCACTCAAAGATGCAGCCGCTGCGGATAAGAAGGCTAATGGAGCGCAAGCTACCGCCAACACCAAGAGACGCATCTTCGGCTCTCAGCCAGTTCCACCATACGATGTGAACGATATGTGGGTGAACGCAACCTATCCGAACGATGGTAGCACTTACAAGAACGAAATCTTGAAGTGTTCCACCGCCAAGGCAGAAGGCGAAAAGTTCGATATTGCCGATTGGAAATTGGCTAGCAAGTATACCGATGACACGAAGGCAGAGGAAGCCAAGAAAGCTGCTGAGAAGGCGCAAGAAGAGATTAAGACGACACAGAGCAACTTGAACGCCCTCGGAACGACTGTTACCGAAAACAAAAAGACGTTCGACAGCTACGTCAAAGATGGCTACCTAGAGCCTTCCGAGATTGCAGCAATGGCGCAGGATTCCAAGCGACTTGAGGATGATTTTGCGGCAGCACAGAAGTCGTACAATGAGGTGAAGGAAGCAGAGGTGTTAAAGAGTACAAAAGAACTCACCGACCTTAATACAGCTTTCACTACCCTCACTACTGCTAAGACGGAACTCGTTACGTATCTCTCAGATATATCTACAAATTACAATAAGGCTGATACCAACGGCAAGGCTGCTATCGTCTCAGCCGTGGGAACGAAGTTCACCAACTTCCAGTCCGCATACAGCGCATTCTATGACAAACTTGGCTTGGCAAACGCCTATATCACTAGCAAGATATATGGTGACTTGAAGCAGAATATCACAGACCTCGCAGGTTACAAGTATCTCAAGGATGCGCTCGGTCAGACTACAGATATTGACGGTGGTCTTGTAATGACAACGCTCCTTGCGCTGAGAGACGGAGACGGAAACGTTCAGAGCGGTATCAACGGAGCAATAGACACGAATAGAGGAAAGAAGAGTATCGCAACATGGTGGGGCGGTCAGATGGTGGATAAGGACTATAATAGCGGAAATCTTACCCCTGCAACCTCCCTCATCCGCTTCGATGGCTCGGGTTATCTTGCCAATGGTGCTATCTGGTGGGATGTGAGCGGAAAGGTTCACGCAGACCCTACATCGTTTATCATCAGCGAAAAGAATCTTGGCGCATACCTCACCTTCTTCGAGCCGACTTGGAAGGAAGGAAGTGCAGGAACGAGCGTTGCCGACCTTGTGTCTTTGAAGCCAAACGCTCCATTCTCCAAACTTGGCGTATCGGGCGATGCTACATTCGAGGGCACAATCTCCTTCCATGGCATTAAGCTCACGTATGATTCCACAAACAAGGCTATCAAAATTGATGGCAATCTCTATACCACAGGTGGTATCACGGCATACGGAGCAGGAGCATCTACCACGGGTGGTGGCGGCTTGAACGGCAGTGTGAAGAGTTATTCAAATGCCTTGAAGCTTACATCAGAATCGCTGTCTGAGATTGCCTCTGCCTACTCCATCAAGGCTCTTGATTCTCGTATCTCCAGCCTGGAAGGTGGTAGTGCTACTGCTATTTCTGTCAGCGGTAGCGGTAATGCGGTTACGTCTATCACCAAGAATGGTACTACTATCAGCGTAGTTAAAGGTAGTACGTTCTTAACTAGTCATCAGTCACTTGATGGTTACGTTAATGCAATATCTGTAAGTGGAAGTGGGAATGCTATCACGTCTGTATCTAAAAGCGGAAAGGGTATTACATTTACTAAAGGTGCTACATTTTTAACTTCTCACCAAAGTCTTGCTAACTATTATACCAAAAGTAGTGTAGATTCACTTCTTAGTGGTAAGTCGGCAACTAGTCATACACATAGTGTTAAGATTAACGGTGTTACTAAAACTATTGCAGCTACTGGTGGAACTGCTGTAGATTTAGGAACTTATCTTACTTCTCATCAAAGTTTAGCAGATTATGCTAAGAAGAGTGAAATACCTACAAAAGTAAGTCAACTTACTAATGATACTGGTTATATTACTTCTAGTGGAAGTTGTGCTTATGCTACAAGTGCAGGCAATGCTGACAAGGTTGATGGTGTTCATGCTAACGGACTTCTTACTGCTCTATCTAATTCTGATAAGGGAATTAGTATAACAGTTGGTGGAACTACCAAAAGCATATCGAACATTAGTGTTAATTATGCTAGTAGTGCTGGAAATGCAGATACTGTTGATGGTGAACATTTGATAAAAAATGGTAGTGGAACTGGAATTAAACAAGTATACTACTTCAATACACGAGGTAATAATACATCATATATAAAATTAGGAACATTAAACACTGTATCAGTAACAGGATATGGAACATCTAAAGTTATGTTTACTGTTAAGGGTGGCATAAATTTTAGAGGAACAAACGAATCAGTATATGAGGTAGCGGCAAGTACAAGAGAAAGCATACAAGTAACATCCACATTAGTTAGAGGTAATAGAGAATTGAAATTTGGATATGTATCTACTTCCTCTAATGTTGAAATATGGATGGCTTATGACGGAATTTATAGAGGAGTTACAGAAGTTGAGGTAAGTTCTTCTGTAAATTTTACTTTAACAATGACAGAAACAACAACAAAACCATCAGGCTTTGTTGAGGGTTTTTATAGAATATTAGCGGCTACCGCGGATAATGTAGCTTCTGCAACCAAGCTTGCAACAGCAAGAACTATTTGGGGTCAAAGTTTTGATGGTACTGGTAATGTTAATGGAACTATATATATAAACAATAGTGATTCTGAAAACGGAGCTATAATATTAAATAATAATGTAAATGCTAATGCTCGTATATCAGCTATAAAAGACCAAGTAGTATTTAATACTGGTGCTGCTATTCGTTTTGGAGCAGTCGACTGGGAGTATAGTGATTGGGCTGGTCTTAAATATGATACTGTTGCTAATGCTATATATTTAGGTATAGCCGATGGAACTGTATTTAATTATTATTCTAATAAAAGAAGTAATGGTACACTGAAATTTCCAGGTATTACAACTATAACTCCTGATAGTGGAGCTAGAATTGGAGGTAGTGGTGGTGATTTATATTTAGGTAATGGTAATAATAGTAATTGGGTGAAAGTTCAAGATATGTGTAGTCAAGCAAGTAGTGCTTATTGGAAAATAACACAAAGTGGTAATGCTAGTTTTAAAAGTCTTAATGTAGATAATGCTATTGCTTGCGGTAGTATTACTATTAATGGTGATGCTCATATTAATGGTGGTACTCATATTAATGGTTTATTAACAGCTAGAGCTACAATGTTTACTACTGCTGATTCAAATGTATATGGTACTAGTTTAAAAAATTGGGATGGTAGTATCGGAGCGAATGTTACTAATATGTTTAATGGTATTGATATGGGTAATATACAAGTAGAATATTCAATGGATAACGGTGCTAGTTGGAATACGTATCCTGGTAATCCTGAAAATAGATTTAATCTTGTAAATGATAATGTTGGTATATTTAATTATTTTTTAGGATGTAATAATCTTCTTGGTAATACTGATGCTGATAAACTTGCTCAAATAAAGAAAAATCAACTTAGAGTTACTGTTAAGGTTCCTGATGAAGCATATCAAGAACTTAGTTGGATAAGTGTTGATGTAAATAATGGAGTTAATATAAAATGTCAAGTATATTTTGGAAATAGTAGTGGTGCTTATACTGAATATGTTTCTAAAGTAATGAATGGATGGTCACATAAATGTGATATTTGTGTTGGTCCTTCAAATGTAAATGTTGGTAATGATACTTATCGTTATGTAAGATTAGTATTTAGTCATCTTAGTAGTCATACTGCATTAAGAAATGGTATTATTAGTAGAATTAGAGCTTTAGCTTTAACTAAATATGCTTTTAATGATGGTAGATATACAATTGCTGCCACTGGTCATATATATGATTATGACCCTTATATGAATACTTACTTCCCTAATAGTATTCTTGCTAAAGGTGGAGTTACAGCTTATCAATCTTCTGACATCCGCTTGAAGCAGGATTTGCGGAAGCTGGACTACTTTGGTATCATCAAGGCAATGGGTGGCACGTTCGGCTTTGCTTGGAAGAAGGACAATACAAGGTCTATCGGTTGGATTGCCCAGCACGTCTTGTGCAACCCTCACTTAAAGGATATCGTTGAGACGGACGAGAAGGGCTACTACAAGATTAACTACTGGTCTCCGAAGCTGATTGCAACGGCATTTGGTGCTATCGAGCAGGTGGGCGATGAGGTCAGCAGGTTGAAGGCTCGGGTGGTCTTCCTCGAATCAGAGGTTCAGCGATTGAGCGGAGATAAGGAAGACTGCAACAAGAAGAGATTAGATAACAAGAATATTAATTCATTAAATTAGATTAGAAAATGGAGAATTTAAAGATTAACAAGAAAAGTGAACAGACAGCTGCCACTTATACCAAGGGCGGCTATCGAGTAGAAATCACCTACAATGTTGACAAGACGGGTGGCAACATTGAGAGCATCAATATGAGTATCTATGGTGACCCAAATGGTAATTATCTCGGCAATGCCAACGCTAGCTCCAACGGCAGCGAACTGACCTACAACATCAGCGGTGTTCCGCAGAGCAAGCTCAGTGAGGTATCAGCATTGATTAAGGAGGTTAATTCCGCTATCGCTGCTAATATGGCAAGCGAGGCAGCAGAGTAAGTATCGTGAGTATTAACGCAGGGTGGCTCTTATAGAGCTGCCTTGCCTAGTGTTCAATGTAACAGTAGAGCGAGTTGTTACTAAAGAAGTTGTAACAGAATAAGGAACTGAAGTTGAATATTAAAAAAATAAAGATTATGTCTTACAATAGTGAAAATGGAATTATTAGTGCTCCTGTTAGCATTGATGATGTTAAACGAGCTCTTGGAGAGAGTAGCAATGACCTTGCTACTCTTTGTAAGAGTGAAAATATAAATATATGGAGTAAGTATAAACCTATTAGTTGTAAAGGTGAATTTAAAGAATATCCTATTAGAGAAGACTCTGAGGAAATAGTAACATCTTCATATAGTAAATTCACTTGTGTTGTTCGTTGTGGTATGAATATACCTATGGACACTTATAAAAACTTACGTAATAATTATGGAGGAGAAGGCTTTGCAATTAAAGCTTGTAACAACCTTTATAAAGATAATGTATATGGTAATAATGGTTATATTAGTGATAACACAAGTACAATGGTATCAGGAAAACATTTTCCAAAAGGCGGCATTAATTCTCCTTATAGATTAAGTGATTTTAGAAACTATAATAATAAAGCAATAAGTAATACATTTTTGACTTCTATTCCTCAATTTCATAATATTGAAGTTTATTATTCTTCAAGTCCTAAATTTAATTGTGTTCTATATAAAAAAACAAATGTGGATAATAACACAAATCTTACTATGGATGATATAATAACTGATTTATCTTTAGCTTGGTCTTTTTGGATTCAAATTCGTTATGATTCACCATACAATGATACTGATAAGATTTATAAAAATTATTATGTTGGTAATTGTAAAAAACCAACAGATTATGTATATGCTAGTAGAGAAATAACTTTTGATATAGGTAGTGGAGATAAGATTATTGATATTGTACCTTTTTTAGCATATACTCGTAATGCAACTTTATATGATAATACAAAAATAATTTTTATATCTTTGCCGGGTGCTATTAGTTTTAAATATTATCCTAGACAAATTAATATGGAAAGTATTAAAAGTGGTTCTAGTGGTTTTGTTGATTTCTCATCGTTGAGAGAATTAGTTGGTGCTACTTGTATTTGTAAAGCTAGAATATATAAACTTCCTGATGCTACAATTACAATTACTGATGGTATATTTAGAAGTGTTTGTGGTTATGGTAACAATAAGACAACATACGGAAGAGGTTATGTATCTAATAGCTCTGGTCAAAGTACAGGTTCTGTAACTATTCCTGAAGGTGATAGAACAGATTATGTTGATATATATATAAGATTTGATAATGTTTATGAAGGAGGTTATTATGGACAAATGTGTCAATTATCTTTTGAAATTAATATAGATGGTGGATGGAAACAAGTTCCTCCAGGTGGTAGTTATATTATGCATTAAAACGTAGATGTTCTTAATATAACAAATATACTAGAAATGTATTTGTGGTTTACGTTCTCACCGAGAAAGCAGATACGTTGCGACCTAGTGATTACCCAACGTGGGGAAACTGATTTTTAAAATTCGTAAATTTTGCTCCTCCTGCATTGTTATTCGGAATTATTTTCTTAACTTTGCACTGTTAATAGGAAAGGTATTCTGCTATAGCAATCTGGCGAAGAATATTGTATAACATAAAAATAAAGAAACAATTATGAAAAAGATTAAGACAATTGAGGCAGTTGATGCCTACAGAACGTTGAAAGCATTGAAGACATCATCTATGAGCGATGATGCCGCCTTGCGAGTTTGGAAAAACATGAAGGCACTGCGCCAAGTAGCCGATACTTACGACAAGGATGTGAAGGAAGCGCAGGAGAGCCTGAAAGACGATAAGTTCGAGGAGATGCAGCACAAGCTTCAGGAGTGCCAGCAGTTGGAACAGAAGCACGCCGATGAGGGCTACGAATACACCAAGGACGATTCAGCCAAGTTCGCTGAGGTCAATGAGTACTTCTTCAATCAGAAGCAGAAGACCGAGAAGTATTTCAAGGAACTTGCCGACAAGGAGGTAGAGGTAGCCATCGAGGCAGTTGACGAGAAGGAGTTGTTCAAGGCAGCGAAAGATTGCGGCTTGAAGTTCGCTGATATGGAGACCCTTGATGTTGTGATAGGATAAACACAGATAAGTAGATATAGAAATAGCGTTAGAATTAGGCAAGAAAGCCGTTCTAACGCTATTTTTGTAGCCATCTACTTTCAGATTGTTACTTTTTATAAAGTTTAACACAGAAATTAATCTAAAACCGACTTATTTTATTAGAAAATGCGCACCTTTGCACCAAGAAACTTATAAATCGACATTAAAATCAACGAAATTATGACTAAAGAAGACGAAGCCGAAGTCCAACGGCTATTAAAGAATGTGGACATTACCGAGCTGATGGATATGCTTATGAAGCATGGAAATCGGTATAGCAGAAGAATACTGAAGTTCTTCCGCAGGTTCTGCAAGTATGTTCCTATCGCAATTATGTGCTTTCACGCCTACGGAATGTGGGATTTCTCTCAGAATCCTCGTGAGATGTTTATCCCTCATAACGAGAATATGCCTTGCTACATATTCATCTATTTTATGATATATATCCTGCCGATGGTGATTATAATAGGTAGCAGATTCTTCTTCCTTTGCTGGAGATATAGAATACCTTTCTTTTACTTTTTCGGCATCAATGCTGCCCACATCGTGGAATGGAATTGGTACACTACGAACGATATGGTTGATTCCTGCTTTACTGTTATGGTGGTGACGGCATTATTCTATTTATATGGCTTTGCTGAAATGTTTATCAGTAAGACCAAGTTAGGACGTAAAATTTGTGCATGATATGGGAAAGATATTGAATTATAAGCTGCTAGGCACAGCATTTAAAACATTGAGTGACGCTTGCTTTAAGGCTGATGAGCAGCAGCGAAATGGCGAGAAGGTCACCGCTTGCGGAATGAGCGATGATGATTTGGATAGACTATGTGACATCATCCCAGATATGCTCAATCCGATGCTATCTACCGAGGAAGTTAAAGAAAAACTGCACGTTTCTGATGCTACCCTCAATCGTATGGTTGCTAGGGGTGACATTCCGAATGGCGAGTGTAAGAAACGAGGACACACTAGGTATTGGAAGAAGTGGGATATACTACACTTCATTAAGAGTAAGAGAAAATCATAACGTATAAGCCCTATCGCAGCACGGATAAGCGAGCATATATGAGTATGGATTATATGTTTTGTACTTTGATTATAGTAGCGATACTAGCAACTATCAACAGCATATTCATTGCTTATTTGTATCTTTCCTATAAGTATAAAACGATAGATAAGTTCTTCATGGCTTGGGTGACATCATCAACTATGATATTGATAATGTGGTTCGGGGAAGGATTGTATCTGTATCTAACAAATTAATGATGAAAAATTTGGTGGTTTCGGAATTATTGTCTATATTTGCAGTGCTTTTTAGAGCAGCACTTTTAAGAGCATCGCATTTCCGAGCAGGAATGTAATATTCCCCTATACTACGCCAATAGTATAGGGGAATTTTGCTTCTACTTCTATCCTAATAGTTGAACATGTAAGTGTTCCTTACAAGTTGAGTAAGAGAGGTAAGTGATTGCCTCTCTTTTTTGTTTCAGTTTGCGTGAGTGACGTTGCAATTTTTGCAACAGTCACTCTGACTTTCCCTTTTTTTGTTTTTACATTTTCAAGAAGTCTTCTATATCTATGTACTCAATACCGAAATTCTCCGCACATTGTTTGTCGGAGTCCGAGAAGTCACCTTCTTTTCCGCTAGCATCACCTATCATTATCAGCTCACTTTTCTTCCAAGAAGAATACGACTCAAGCATTCCTGTATTTGGCTTTCTCATTCCTATCTCTGCATGCGATGGGCAATACATAGAGTTGACGAAGATATTTCGTCCGGTATGATTGCGAAGATATTTTTGCATAAAGCTTTCAATAGCCTTTATCTTTCCGATGAAATCCTGTTCGTCAACAAATTGAGGGATGCCTCCTTGGTTTGAGACTATTTCCACATAGTAAAGAGTAGGGAATGCATCTACAATCTTATCCAAAACCTCTTTACGGATTTTGAAATCTGTTACATCTGTAGGAAAGGTGTTTCCTGATATAGTTGTAATAATCGTGTCGTCTAAATCAATGAATAATACTTTTTTCTTGATTAAATATCTTTTTTCTGTCATAATTTTGCTTTTTTCTATATTGATATATTAATATCTTTATCTACGAAAATTAAGTTTGTAAAACACAGTTGTTCCGGTGTGTCTCACCATTTTTATTACAATGCAAAGATACGACAAAAAAGATGGCCTTGCAAATAAATTAATGCAAATTTTAAAACGTTATCTGTTTTTAATGAAATCATTAACAATTCTCTCTATGGTGTCTTGCTTGATAGCTATAGGGGCATCACCTTGATATTCTATCACTTGGTTGCCGCATTCCTTCCAAAATAGGTTGCTATTGATGCGTTCGCCATCTACCAAGATCCAATCCTGATGATGTTCAAACGAATGCATATTAGTTAGCGGAACGAGAATGAATAATTTATTCTCCATCTTGTTTACGAGTACCGACAAGTCATTATCATCAAATGTAATGATAACTCGATTTTCATTCTCAGATAGAACGTTAAAATCCTCATTAAAACGTTCATAAAGGTAATTTTTGATTTTCGAACAACTCATATTCTTGTAATTTTATAGGAGGGCAGATGGAAAAATCCAAGGTCTGCCCGCCAAGTTAAACTTATAAGGAAATCTTCTATAATATCGACTGACAGAGCCATCCCATAAGATAGCATGGTTCTTCGCCTTGCATATCTATTCCCAGATGGTTGCATATATGTGCTACTACATGAAACATTTCATGTGTGAGACTATTTATATACTCACCTTCAGAAGTAGATTTGCAAATGAGCACAACACTTGTTTTCTTTGAAACATTTGTGTATGTCAATCCTTTGTTTGAAGAATCGGTTGAAATGTGGTCGTATGCATCCAATAATGGTTGCCCCTTACAATCAATGGAACTTAGTAAGTCCATAGCTTCGTCAACATCTTCTTGATTAGCTACATGACATACAATCACATTCCAATCGTATTTCTCCAAGTAAATTTCTTGTTTAATCATAATACATCATCCCATGGAATGCCGATACCATTATGGTTGCAATCGGCATAAAATCTATTGAAAATAAATCCGTCCGCTTGGTCTGGGTCATCCACCATATCCTTAATGAATTGAGCCAAAGCAGCTTCGTCTTTTAAAGAAGACTTAAAGAAATCGGCTCTAGCCATGTTTGCGACATAAACGAAATCGTAATTGTCGGCATTCTCCAACTTTACGTTGTTGACTTTAAGAAGTTCCTCGACTGTATCTTTTTCTGTCGGTTCAACTTTTTCGAGCTTACCAGTTGTTGCGTTTGTCTTGCGCATTAAGGTAATAGCCCAGTCGCACATCTTTTTATTGAAGTGCCAGCCATTGTAGCGAAGGTATGCAATCATCCCTTCCGGCTTCATATCGTATGCGTCAAGTGGTATTTTGTATCTTCCCATAATAAAAGCTTTTAAAGGAGGTGGAGATTTCTCCCCACCTCAAAGTGTAATACTAATAGCGATAACCGCCACCTCTGCGACCACCATGTCTTTCACCATAGCGGTCATCATCGTCATCCCAATTGTCTCGGTAATCCGGCATTGGGTTTCTGTGACCCATTCGTCCATACTTGTCATCCCCCATTTCATCAATGCAGTGCATGAGTTTACCACCATACTTAAGCATCTTCTCTACAAGTTCTGACATTTCATTTACCTTGTTTTCGGTAATTTCTATCATGTATCCCATAATGATTTACTTTTTTGTATTAACTTTTTCCAAAGCCACTGACAACATAGACTTAATATCGGTCAAAGTTCCCTTCATTCCGCTAACCTCGCTTTTGAGGTTATTGATGTCTTCTTCCTGTTGTCTGTCTTTGGCTATTTGTGGATTCAATACGGCACGCATCTTTGCGCACTCTTCCATAACCTTTTTGTGGTATGGCTCGCTTTCCACAATCTCCTTAGAATGCCGATACATAGCCTCAACTTCCGCATCCATAGCTTCACGGCTTTCAGAAACCACGAGGTTTTCCGAATTTGCAATTTGCATATTGGATGGGAGTTGTTTGAACTCCATTTGTTCATTAGGCAATTTTACGACAACATCAACGGTAGTCTCCATTGGTTGTGGGTTGAATTGCCCAGGAGTATATGTTGGGAACTTAGGTTGTGGGTTACTGACCGATACAACCTGTCCGATTTTAAGACTTGGGTTTTCACCCTTGTCAAGCACATAGAATATGCTGTTAGGTCGAAGTCCTTGAAACATAGCTTTGTAATGTTAATTGTTAAACAATACCCGTCATTAGCTGAAGGGTGTTAGTATCTCGCTCGAACCAAAACTGATAAACTCCAGTTCCTGCAATGTCGGCTACCGTCAAAGGATTGCCGTTGAACTTAGTTACAGCTTGGGTTACGCCATTGGTCTCGAAAAGGATTGGCAGCGTATTTGTCGTACCAGTCGGAATAGCTTGATATAGGTTCACAAAGATAGTTCCCCTATAGTTAGCATTCACGAAGGCGTGGTTTCTGAACGAGAAAACGACATTTTCGGTGTTCACCACCACGCCTGTAGATGCGATAGCTGCCGAGCCGTTACGATTAACCCATGCAAAAGGTCTCATCCATAACATAGCAGCCTCCTTTCCTAATTAACCCCAAAAGCTTGCATTGTTGACACCATTCAGACCATATAAGCCTGTTTGCCAAGCAACGCAATTTGGAACAGCAGTAAATGGACTGTAGCTGGTTGTAACAGTTGATGGAAGCTTACACTTGATACCATCTACCTCTTTTTGCAAGCCAGCCAACATAGCGTTGACAGGTGCCATAGCTTGACCTACAATCTGCGAAGTCATGGCAGAAGACTTATAAGTTCCATTCTCTTCACGAAGATGGTCTATCTTGTCCTGCATATCTCTGAGTTCTGCTTGGCGTTGGCCATTAACTACGGTCTGAGTACTATCTTTAATAGCATTCAAAATGTCGCATGTCTGACCTTTAGTTTCGAAAGCAACATTAGAAAAACCTCGTTCCTGACTTACGGCTACATTGTTGATGGCATTCTGCAAAGTGCCAGTCTGCTGACACATAGCCAACTTGACGTTTCCGTCCATAGCCGTAATATTGTTATTTACACGGCAGCAGCAGTCAGCGAGTTGTGATGCAATCTGCATGTTACCTTGCTGAAGAGCGTTGATGGTTTGCATTCCGCTCATACCTACTTGGTTGCCCACGTTCTGGACTTGGGTTGTCAAGGCAGAGATTGCTTGTTGAATCTGTCCTTCAGTACAATTGAGCTGAGTAGCGAGATTACTGAGTGCATTACGATTGCCACCGATAGCATCCATAAGCAAGGAACGACCATAGTCATTGTTGATTTCATTGGCAAGACCTGCGCCATTGCCACGGCCACCAAAGCCGAAACCATTACCGCCCCAACCACAGAAGCAAAGGATAAAGAGCAGCCAAATGAACCAAGAACCATCGCCATTGCCGAATCCGTTATTACCCTTCATCGCAAGAAGAACGTTTGGGTCAACGCCTCTCTGTTGGAGCAAAGGAGCTATCAAGCTCATCATTCCTCCATTGTTACCTGAACCCTCTGGATTAAAAACATAAGTTTTTGATGTCTCCATAAGAATAATCTTTTTGTGTTAAACCTTAATTAAACTAACTCTATGTAACGTTACGGCTGCAAAGTTACGAATAATAAGGATAAGATAAAATAACTCTATCAAACTTTCTTTTAATCACTAATAATCAAGTAGTTAAGGTGATAGGAGGTAATGTCATACTTCCGGATGCATGGAAATCAAAGGCTTGTTTGCAAATTCCGTTTGCAGAAAACGAAAAATGCAAACGGAAATTAAGCACGCACAAACTTGAAACCAAATTTTTCAGTATAGTATTCCTCTTTAGGGTGTCTTTTTGTCTCGGAGTCATAGCAGAGAATAAACGGCTCACCCTTAGAGTAGAAATAGTTATAAGACTTTCGCAAATACATCTTTGCATTCAAAGCCTTTGGGGAGAGCTTTCTTATTCTTAACCTAGTTTCTTGAGGCTTACCCGACATTACTCTAAGTTCATCCATTTTGTATTGCATGTGAAGTTTTCTTCCTTTGCTTGCATATCTTTCTTTATTCCAATAGTCTCTTAGAGACTTGTTTCGTTCTTTACGAATCCTATTTATCGTTTCTATATCGTGTTTCAAGCCAAGCTTACTGACTTGTCCTAATATTGTAGACTGAGGAATATTCGTTACTTCTGAGATTTCTCTCGCTGTCATCGTTTGGTACATGTCGGAGATTTTGCGGATAGTCTCATTATTCAATTTATTGTCTATTTTCGTTCCACCTAAAATAGTGATATACTTGTATAATGTATGTAAGGTTACACCAGCAGCCTTGGCTACTTCCTTTCGTGGGTAGTCATTGATGTGGGCTTTGATATAGTCCATCTGTTCTTGTGTTAATCTTCTTGGCATTCTTCGTCCTCCTCAAAAGAAAATCCGTATTTGTTCTTGTAGAATTCTTCATCCATTCTGCGAGTATTCCGGTCATAACCTAAGATGTATGGTTCACCTTCAAAAGCAAAATACCCATACTTATTTATAAGATGGTACTTGGCATGATATGATTTTATCGGCATTTCTGAAAATTTGAATTTCGTCTGCTGCGGAATACAAGATATAACTCGGAATTTCTCCATCTGCATAGTTCTTTGCCAGCTTTTCACCCTTTTGCCAATAGTTGCTTTATCATATGCTTTTTTTAAGTTAGCCAAACTATTCTTTTTAAGTCTTTCGATAGTTTCTTCTGAATGAGTAAGCTTTAGCCTTTTAGCAGCTTTGCCTACCGTAGACGGATGGCATCCTACAATTACTGCAATCTCTCTGACCGAATGGTCAGGATAAAGCATTGTGATTTGCTCGTCACGCTTCTTGTTGGGTTGCGGAACAGGTCTTTTATGTTCGATTTTACAATTGCAATCATGTAGAATCTTATACAAGAATTTCACGCTGACACCCATTCTTTGTGCCAACTTGTATCTTGGTCGTTCATTTATGTGCGCCTTAATAAAGTTTATTGTGTCTTGTTCTATAACTTTCATTTTTATTCAGTTTTTGTGGTGTGTCTCACCTGTTTTTTGCAAAGATAATGAGATTTTATTGGCAGAGCAAATATTTTAATGTGTTATAACTTAGTTTAAGGAAAAATTTAATTATTTGCACAAAAATTAATTGTGTAGTTTTCTGACTCGGCTATTTCCACATTATTATATATAAATAGCTATCTTTGCAACAAAAAACACAAAGAAATGACAGCGGAAACTATTCAATTAATACAGACGGGAATTAATCTTCTTTGTGCATCGGGTGTAATCTCAACGCTGCTGTACTATAATAGTAGAAAGCGAAAGGAGGCGGCACTCGCATCACAGGAAGAGAATAAGACTATTTCATCATATGCCGATGAGTGGAAGGCTCTCTATGAACGTTCCAACGAGTCGGTTGTTAATCTTAACAGTAAAATAGATGAATTGTATGAGGAAATCAATCAGTATCGTATTACCATACGCAATCTTAGGGATGAGAAGAACGATTTGAAGCTTGCCTTGCATGAGGCACAATGGAACAGATGCATCAAGGATGGATGCCAACTTAGAACCCCACCAAGAAAGCGAGAATCCTTAGAAACGTTGGTTGAAAAGGAAGAAAATGAGATATATCGTGACAGGGAGGATTAAAATATGGTTAAGTATCTGAAATTACTCATACAAGTTAATAGCGGACATTCAAGCAAGGCATTCTTCTTAGTGTCCGTTACTCTGATAGGTCTCTTGATGCTCCTGGTTGTCTGCTTTATCTTAGTGTGGAAAGTGGTGACTTATGGGACGATCAAGACCGATTTGATGGGGTTAAGTGCATTTGTTGGTAGTGTAGCTAGTTTGTTCGTTACGGCTGGCATTACCAAGACGATAGGGGAACGTGGCGAACATCAAAACATAAACGACAAATAGACTATGGCAGACTCAAGTATTTTACGACCATTCATCCTCTCATTCGAGGGTGGATATTCTAACAAAAAGAGTGATAGGGGAGGCGCAACGATGAAAGGCGTGACTCTAGAGACGTTCCGTAAAGTTTATGGTGCTAGTAAGACTGCATCGGACTTGAAGAAGATAACTGATGAACAATGGCATCACATATTCAAGAAATATTATTGGGATGCTTGCAAGGCTGACCAAATCAACAACCAGTCTGTGGCTAATCTCTTGGTTGACTTTGCTTATAATAGTGGAGTAAGCAGAGCCGTACAAAAGATTCAAACTATCGTAGGAACAAAAGCTGATGGCATCATGGGTAATATGACCTTAGCTGCTATCAATTCATACAAACAAGGTCAATGGGCGTTGTTCGATAAGCTGAAGGTGTCACGAATTGCCTTTCTCAATGCGATTGTGAACAATGACCCAAAGCAAAGTGTGAACCTGCATGGATGGCTTCGCAGGGTTGGAAATATACAATACGGAAAGCTCGTATGTAATACCGGAAAGATAATCACTTGGTAATCTTACGAGACACAGGCTCAACTAAGGCATTAGTAAGACCATCATTCTTAATTGGGTGGTGGTTTTTTCTTCACTTTTGAAATTTTGAAAAAGAAAGAGTGGGCGAAGAAATCGTTCCTTTTGGTTTTATTTGTACCTTTGCACTCAAAAAGGAGGTTGATATGGAGCTTAGATTTGACTGGTGGCGTTGGCTCGTTACCATATTGGTAGGTTTCTTCATCATGCTGATGATGTACGGATGCCGGACAACAAGATATGTAGAAGTGGAAAAGGTGGTGCGAGACACTACTACTTACGCCCATTGGGACTCAATTATCAACGAAAGGGTCAAGCTTATTCGGGACAGCTTGCTATCTTATCATTGGGAGCAGACCGAAAAACAGGTTAAGGATTCCACATACATCAAGGATGATGTCAAGACAAGGGTAGATGAGAGTGGTAAGGTGCTAGGTAAGGATTCTACTCATATAGAGATTAGATACAGGGACAGCAAGGAACTATCCAAGGTTCGTGATAGCCTTATTCATTATAAGGAGATAGCAGAGCGAGCGAGTATATATAAGGCTCAGAGGGATAGCCTAAACAGAGAATTGAGTATCGCCCAGACCAAAAAGGAATATATTGAGAAAGACTTGGAGGGATGGGATTTGTTCTATTGGAAATTCGGTATGATTTCCTTTTGGGTCGTTTCCTTAATGCTGGTTACAATGATTTACTTTCTCACGGTAAAATATAAGAAAAAGTTATTTTATTAGGTTGGTTTTTAGTTATTAAGGTTTTAGATTGGTTTAAGGTAACAACTTATGGAGCAGCTGCCAGTGATGGTGGTTGCTCTCTTTTTTTTGTCTTGAAAATGCCTTAGAGTGCCAAATGTTAAAATTGCAAGCGGTTTAATGTATTTATAGTTTCGTATATGTAATTAAAATTGTATTTTGTGTTAAAAATGCGCAATCGGAGTAAAACAACGCACTAAAGACCTTGCAGTATGAAAATGAATTAGTATCTTTGCAGCGTGCTTTGTTGGTGCTGACACGCTTACAAGAATCAATAAGATTTTCCGTGGCGAAAGCCATACCACGATAATCCTTACCTAGATTTCGGTGTCAGACGAATGAAGGGTAAGGATTTCTTTTTAGAATCCTTGTTTTGAGTCGAAACATTCTTAGATTGCTCTAGGTTAGCAATGGGCAATAATTGTTGGAGTAGGCGAAACACAGATAAGGTAAACAAATAAGGAATTTATGGGAAAGCATTATTTACACATACGTATGGACTTGGTAAAGAAGTATACCTATGGTGCGTCATCGCAAGAAGTGAAAGCGCACAAGGAGACTCTTTGCTTTGCCATTTGGTGTAAGATGCAACGCAGAAATTCTGTAATATTTAACTTAACCATCAAGGATGTAAAGAAAAAACTCGGTGTAGGCTATCCAAAGGCAAGAAAATTGCTAAAGGATGTCAAGGAGGATGGACTCTTTACAGAACTTGGTAACGGGCGATTTATCGTGAATACGTTCCGTGATAAAGAAAAGAAGCCCAATAAAAAGGGCGGTCGCTTTCTAGGGGCTTACGTTTGTCGTATTCCTATTAATAAGGACTATAAGCTAAAGGAGTTATATTCTATAGTCAACAATATTTTGTACACATCGGTTATTAGTGGTGCTCGTCAAGACTGTTTTAACGTTGGCAACAATGATTGTGCTTGGCATCAACTAACTACTAACTCGTTTGCAAAGGTTGTGAATATGGGTCATGGCTCTATATGCCGAATCAAGAAGAATCTTATCTGCGAAGGTAAGATTAAGTCCACGTATGCGGAAATGCACATGGCAGATGATAGAAACGAGGGAGAGATGGAACGAACATTGCAAAGGTTTGGTCGTAGGAACTTTACGTTTAACGTAGGTAACCTGCACTATTTAATTATACCTTGCTCTTACTCTTTTGGAGACCGAGAGACTTCTATTGCTATCAAGCACAGAATCTATGGTTATAAATTGAAGGGACATCGAATGCAAATAAAGGAAAATGGCACAATAGGAAATCTACCTGATGACTTCTATGGTGGGTAAGTTCTATTTTGGACATTTTCATATTAGTAGTTAGTTGGAATAAGTATAGGAGTCTTTAAGAGGCTAACGTGTTCCTTGATATATTACGTGTTATTATTATATATACGAGATTATGAAGAAGATAGAAGAAAAGTACTTGGAATCAGAACATCAAGTTAGAGCTTATGATGTTTATCTGAGTTCATATCGTGTGAAAGGTGCAAATCGAGTGTTGGCTTATAGTCGATTGTATGATGGTGACAAATTCATTCGTGACAACTTCCTGGTCAACGAGCAACAAGCCGACAAAATAGAGGCTATGTTTGACTTGGTTAATAGAATATTGGAAACTTGTAAGGATATAGACTTGTTTACGATTCGTGTTTCAAACAAAACTTTTGCGAATTTAGTGAAGAATGCTGACTTTGCGGAAGAGTCTAATCGCTACTTTGGCAATATATCTAGATTTAAACGTCTGCTTGGCAAGAGGGAGGTGATAATTGTTATTCCCAATTGGTGTACCGCAAACAAAAAAGATTATGCTATTGACGAAATGGCAAAGGATTTGTATGCGAAGATACCATCTTCCCGAGTCTTTTCGGGTTTCTGTATAAAGAAAAATTGGATAGAAAAGGGCTTTATCGAAGATTTGTGGGACTTGTTATGGAAAAACGAATGGAGACAGAAAGATGGAAACTATTGTGATGATTGGCGAACATTGGCAGGTGCTTACAACTCCGTTTTGCGAACAGGCAAGAATGCAAAGTATGGAAAGGTTCAACCTAAGAAAGAAGAAACTGTTGTGGAAAGAAAAAGGCTTCTTCCAAACTATATTTGCTATACAGATGGTAGCTGCGATAACTATTCCACCCATAAGGCAGGTGGTTCTGCGTATATTGTTGTGAATACATCTACAGGTGAACTTGAAAAGGTCAAGACACACCATTGCTTGCATACTACCAATAATAGAATGGAGATGTTAGCGATAATATCAGCCGTTAATTATTGCCCGAAAGGTTCTGTCATAGAGGTTCGAAGTGATTCCAAGTACGCATTAAAGATGTTCCGATATACAGATTGGGAAATAGGCGCAGATATAAAGAACACAGATTTAATCAAGTTGTATCGTAAGTGTGCAAAGGATAAGCTTGTTATTTTGACTTGGGTAAAGGGACATAATGGCGATGATTTGAACGAGCAAGCGGATTGCTTGGCTTTTGGTGCATATGAGAAAGCATTAAAAGAGAATGGCTTACCAATGGCTCCTGAGAAGTATCGTGCTATGAGACGAGGCAAGCAGACGGTGTTTGAAACAGATAATTAAAGATAAATTTGATTTATTATGAAAGAGTTAAGTTTTGATAAGCTATACGTAAAGTTTAGCAATTTATATTGTGAGTATCGTAGTAGAAAGCAATTCTTGAAGTGGTTGAAATCCTCAAAGAATCTTTCTGAAGAGTTGTTTGAAGTAACGCCAAGTGAAGGTGGTTCGTTTGACGTTGTGTTGTCTTTTGAAGAGATAAAGGATGTATTCCCGATTATGGAGAATTCATTGCCTAAGTACGAAAACGATATAAAGCAAGTTCTTTTGGCTATAAAGGAAATGGGACAGCTTGAAGTTGCAAAGATATGGCATGAGGATGATTGGGGTGATGGCTTTGTAGAGGATTTTTGTAAAACCCATGATATTTAATGAAGATACGGACGTTTGAACTTTGTGCTGGATATGACTCTCAACTGATGGCTTTAGAGCGGTTGAAGAAGAAATATTCTGATTTCGATTACGAGTGCATCGGATGGTCTGAGATAGAGCCAAATGCAATAGCTTTGCATAATGCTTGCTTTCCTAGTCTATCCGGCAAGAACTTTGGTGACATGACCAAGATAGATTGGAGCAAGGTAGCCGATTTTGACTTGCTGACATATTCAACACCTTGCCAGTCTGTTTCGCAAGCCGGAAAGCAGAAAGGAATAGAGGAGGGAAGCAATACACGTTCCTCTATCCTTTGGTTCACAAGAAACGCCATTATTACCAAGAGGCCGAAATACCTCTTGATGGAGAATGTAGAGGCTTTGGTTCAAACAAAGTTCATAGGGTTCTTTAACAAGTGGCGCAAGGAGTTAGAATCATATGGATATATCAACTTCGCTAAGGTGGTAAATGCAGCCGACTGCGGTGTTCCTCAGAACAGAAAGCGTGTATTCATGCTCTCTATACGAAACGATGGTGATAAGATAGATTATCATTTTCCGAGAAAGACAAAACTAGAGAAACACTTGGTTGATGTCTTGGAGGAAAATGTGGATGAGAAGTACTTTTTTAGTGATGACTTGCTATGTAAAGAGAAATTTGTATCGAATGAATGGAAAGAACCTATGAGTGCAGCTATAAGAACTCGTTCTGAGGGGAAGTGGATAAAAGGCGAAAAGCATAGTTCAAAGGTCGAACTTGGAAAGAACATAGCCAATACCATTACATCTGCGAGCAAGGACTCCTTGGTTGTGCTTGGAGAGACAAGGTTGCGCATTAGGCGTTTGACTCCGAGAGAACTCTTCCGCTTAATGAACGTTGACGAAGAATACATAGACAAGATGCTTGAAAGTGGAGTGTCGAAGTCAAGTCTTCAAAAGGCTGCTGGAAATTCGATTGTCGTAGCTTGCATGGAGAGGATATTCAAGGAACTTTGGTTTTCTGAGAGTAATGTTAAGGTCGCTGATGATGGTCAGCTATGCTTATTTTAAATATTGACGATATGATGTTTTTAAATATTAACGAGAAAAAGGAGAAAGCAAATGCTATCTCATACAAGATAGATGAGTACATCTGGGGACGAAAGGATTTTGTTACCGATTGCCCCTATGGTGAGAAAGGCAGATACACCAATGCAATTAATAAAGTTGGTGATTTGGGGTGTAATACTTGTGAATGGCAGGTAAGACATGACCCAAGTACGCAAGTTGTGATGTGCTCCCATCCAAAGGTGTAGAAGAGCGAGATTAATAAACTTTTTAAGGATATGTGATATGGATAAGGAGAAATTAAAGAATGATTACGAGAATGCTTGCAATGCTTACTTGAAGGCATTCTGTGAGAAGCATGAATTTTACGGATTAGATAATCCGGAGACATTTTGGATAGGTGACCAAGTTGGAGGAATAGCTAATTGTGGCGATTTGACTTTCGATATGGCTACTATTGTAACAGATATTGAAAAGGAAGCTCCCGAAGAAGAGTTGTTGAAGTGGTACGATTATACTATTGAAGCTAGAGAGTTCAATTTGCCTGTTCCAAACTTCGACCATTGGCTTATGGGGTGTCCTATAACACCAAGTAAATGGTTCGAGATTATGCGAGCAAAGCGCAAGGAATTTGAGGACTTGTTGAAACAAGAAAATGAAAGGTTGAAAAATGGAAAGAAGTAATCTTTTTAATCATTTGTTGAGGATATTTGATGAAGGTCTCAGTATGAAGACTACCGAACTTGAATATGGTACACTTGAAGTTACTGTAGAGAATCGAAGCCAAGACAAGAAAATCACATTCTTAGCAAAGGGTATGGAGGATGCCAATCAGAAAGCAGCGGAATGGCAGGTTGGACAAATGCTCTTGAATTGCGATGATTTCGAGGAGATTGTTATGTTCTTGGCTCAAAGAAAGAAACTTAAAAAGGAAATGTCAAATGGATAAGAATTTTAGAAGTTGTTTTTGTTGCGTCCATTTCTTGGTAATACAAAATACAAGTATAGGAAATATTTTGAAATGCAAGAAAGGTAGCACTACGAAAGTACAAGGGAAGCGAGTGACAGAAATCGCTGCAAGATGCAAAAATTACAAAGCGTGGGGCACACGTTAAAGAACATAGTAAGATAAAATTAAGGATAAAGGTAATTGGCCGCATGAGTATTTGAGAAAGAGAAAAATGTAAAAAGTTTAAAATAAATGGTAGAAACTATATTAAACAATTAAAATACATTAATAATATAAAGAAACACATTAAAATGCTTGCATGTTTCGAATATTCTTTGTATCTTTGCATTGCAATTAAGAAATAAGGTTATTAATTTGAAAAGGTGAGACACACCATAAAAACTGGGAATGATGACAAAAAAGGAAATAATAAAACAATGGTTGGATGAGCCGAAAGTGAGATATTGTAATAATTCTAATTTCACTTTGGGTTATGGTGATGGCTGGGATTGGGTTAAAGATGTTCTACGACCAGCTATCACGAAGAACGCTATGTTTCTCAGATTCTTGGAGTATGGTTTCCGTGAGATAGAAGAGTTTTTGAAATCAAAAACCGGAAAACCGAGCGAAGAGGATTGTTCCTTGTATTCTGTTGGATATAAGGATGGTGTCAATGATGCCATGATTGCAATTAAGAATAGATTTGAAAATTTAAAATAGGAGGTTAAATGGATTTAGGAAAGGCGATTAAGACAATGAGGGTAAGCAAGGGCTTGACCCAACGACAACTTGGTAAGGCTATCGGTTGTAGTGAGACAAATATGTTGTTTATGGAGACCGGAAGAACGTTTCCACGTAAGAGTAAGATTGATGCAATATGCAAGGTATTGGAGATTCCGATGTCTTATTTGTTGATGTTCTCTATTACACCGGATGATATTCCGGAAGATAAGCAGAGTTTGTATACAAGCATCGTTGAGCCGATGCGTAACGAATTTATTAGGGAGTTGTTGCGATGAAGAGATGCTATTATTTTGTGGCTAAGTATGTCAAGAATGGCATAACACGTACATGTACAGGTACACAAGAGACGATTGATGGCTATTTTGATTTCGTCAGTGCTGGAAATTTTATAGCACAGAAACATAATGTTGATTCAAAATACGTAATTGTAACTTTTTGGTCTGAGATTAATTCAGTAATGTTAGATAAATATAAAAAGCATTAGAAAGCATAAAAAATGGTTGAATTCGAGTATGAAGGCAGTATCATTTGGAAAAATTACGATTTCCATTTTATGCCTTGTGTAGGTGATAAAGTCGTGATTAACAATCTTACATACAAGATTAAGTCTCGTGTGTTCAAGTGCCAAGGAAAGACAGTTAAAGTTGTTTTAAAAAAGGTTGATAATGAAAATACGAATAGTTAAATATGTTTGTGCCGATGGAGTAGAAAGAGGTATCTTGGAGTACCGTAACCATTGGTGGGAGAAGTGGAAGCCATTGCATCAGGACGGAAAGCTGGCTTATGTTTCATATATGGGAACGAAACCATATAAGTCATTGCAGGAAGAGTGCTTTGATGTACTTGGATTGAATGAAGAACAGATAAAGGTGCGTGAACAGATGTCCCGTTATATCTTGGATGCAGAAGAGGTATATGTTGGTGCTAGAATAGGCAACGAATATCATATCGGCTATGATGTTGATAATGATGAGAGTCTTGAAACGCTTAGAAATTTGGAGGAATAGTTATGATCGGAAAGATTTTTTCGGTTAATACCGATATTGTATATCGTAGAGAGGAGAGTTTGAATCTCTTCGAAGGCAAGAAAAAACTTGATAAGGTGGTGTCTGGTCGGGTATTCAAGGAACAAATCAAGTTGCTTGGTTTTACCATCAGGACAAAGTATTTTTATCAGATTTGCTGTCCACAAGTCAATATGAATGATACCCATGAGGTTATTGTATTGAATAAGGTCGAGGATTTGGTAAGGACAGAGTGCTATAACAAGGTTGTTGAATATTCTAATAGAAAACATCATGCCTAGTGTTAATTGTTTCAGAAGAGTTCTGTTAGATGTCGGTGGCAAGAAGATAATTATCAGTGTGCCGCATGGAATGACCGAAACCGAAGTAAACAAGGTTATGATTGTTACTAGAGGTTATCTTCAGCAATATGTCTATGTTGAAATGGTGTTGGCAGAGTGCTTCATGCAGAAAATCGAAAAGAGTATTCTGAAGAAGAAATGCGTTAGGTTTGAAGTGAAGAAGAAGTGGGTGGACTGCAAGAAGAACCTTCGCAAGGCGATTAAGTATTATGACGCTTATGTTCCTAATGCAGATTTCAATAACGAATTCGCAATGACGTTCTATGACAAGATTAGTGAAGACTTGTACAAGTTGCGAGATAAGCTTGCGGTGAGGTTACAGAACTTAGGGATTGGTGAAAAATCGGGAGTTTATGCGAATGCAGTCATCCTGTACAATCTGACCAACCTTTGTTTGGGAACTTACGAGAATATCATCCGTAAGCTGTATGAAGATTTGCATGTTAACTTAATGCAAGCGTTCAAGGATTTTGCTCCTATCTTGGCCTTTGAAAATTCTTATGACTTCATGGCATTGGTGATGGATAAGGATTTCAAAAGATTGGCTGACCATTTGATGACAAAAGAAATTCTTTCTTATTTCGATAAGGTAAGAAAAGGTGTCTTTGACGAACAGACTTTGAATGAGGCGGCTATCAACGCAACGGAAGACTTGAAAGACGATGAGAAGGATTTGCAGAAAACTTACATCGGAATTAATGACTTTATGAAGAGTGACTATCCATTGGAGAGTGTGACATCTAAGAAAGCAAGCTGATGAAAATAGAACCAAGTGAGTTCTTGCCGATAGGTAATGAGTTTCAGAAAATCTTTGGAATAAGCTTTGGAAAATTCATTGATATGCGGTTTCTTTTAGCGAGAAAAGAGTTAGACTTCAATCTGCTGAAGTTCACAGATTGGCTTGAAGAGTGCTATCCGGATGAGTGTTCAATTGATGGAGTGAGTTATAATGCTGTTGTCGAGCGAAAGTTTGGTAAGCGAGGTGTTAAAATGATTAAGAAGTTGATAGGATGAAGTACATGGGTAGTAAGGCTAGAATCGTGCATGAAATATTGCCGATTATGCTGGACAAGGAACATGATACGTTTGTAGATGCTTTCTGTGGTGGCTGTAGTGTTATTGAGAACGTTCCGGACACGTATCGCAGAATTGCCAATGATAAGAATAGGTATCTTATCGAAATGTGGAAGTATCTTCAGAATGATGGGTTTGTCTTCAACCATATTAGTAAGACGTTGTATAACTTTGCAAGAGACTGCTATCATGGAAAGAATAATTTCTTCACAGAAGCAGGTGTCGGACTAATTGGCTTTATGGCGAGCTTTAATGGACGTTTCTTTGATGGTGGCTATAGCGGACATAATGTTGTCGGCAAGAACGGAAAGGCAAGGGATTACATAAGGGAGCAGATAGAAAACACAATGCGTGATATACCCCTTCTCAAAGGTGTCGAGTTTTATAGCGGCAGTTATGATGAACTTGTGATACCGGATAGGAGTATCGTGTATAGCGATATACCTTACAAAGATGCGAAAAAGTACGATGTGTCAAAGAACTTCGATTACGAAAGTTTCTATATATGGTGCATGGAAATGGCTAGAAGAGGACATAAGGTCTTTATCAGCGAGTATCAGATGCCACAGGAGTTCAGATGTGTTTGGGAAAAGGAAGTGACAAACTCTCTTAACCCGAATATCACAAAGAGACCAGTCGAAAGGTTGTTTACTATTGATTAGAATTAGGATGAAAGAAACTTATTGCTTAGAAGATGTGCTTTACATACAAAGCGTTACTTCACGTTGGAGAATGTAGTAGTATCAGGAACAGAACTTGCACAGGAAGACTTTAATGTATTCCTTGGCCTTGCAAGTCGGCTTGGCTATAAGGTAGTGAAATTATGAAAAGGCGAGTAAACAAGGATTGTCTGTTCTCGACAGAAGAATTGGATGAGTTCAGAGCTGCCTTGTATAATGTGAATACATCTTTTCACTGCTGTAATGCAGCTCCGGTAGATTGGGCGACAGGATGGCAGCGGAATGATATAAGAAAGACGAGGTAGGATTGACATAAGTTACCAAATACCCACGTGTCAAAGCCGTGTGATGCCTTGCGTGGGGGCGGGATTGTAAACTTAGGAGTCACACGGCTTTATTTTGAAGTTTCATAACTACAAATAGCCTATCGCTAATGGTTGTTCCCTTGGGCAGGGAGATAGTTAATACCGCATCGTAAGATGTGAACACTTAAAATTTGCCGACAACCATTGGCACTTTAATTATAAAACAGGTGAAAGTTCTTGCCGATTTCCTTGCATATATGAAAGAAATTTCGTATCTTTGCAAGTGAATTTCGGTGAGACACACCTTTCAAAAACTGGTTAAAATTTAAGAATATGATTTCATACAAGTACAAGCTATATCGGACGAAGAAGACGAAGCATTTGGATAAGATGCTCCGTGAGGCTTGCTATGTTTGGAATCACGCTCTTGCCTTGCAGAAGAGATACTATAAGCTGTATCACAAGTACATTCCAAGATTTACTATGTATAAGCATTTCTCTAAGTGTTATAAACCAACATTGCTTAATTGTCAAACAGTTAGGGAGGTGTTGGATAGATTGGATATATCTTACAAGCGTTTCTTCAAGCATGATGCGAAGCGTCCACCAAAATTTAAGAAAGCAATAGAATTTGGTTCATTTGCCTTTCAACAAAATGGCTATTCCCTTAGTGGAAACGAGTTTGTGATAAACAAGATAAAGAAGTCATTTAAGTTCTCTCTGAGCCGTCCCTACGATGGCAAGGTCAAGAGGGTGTCGGTCAAGCGAAACAAGTTGGGCGAGTACTTTATCGTCCTTTGCTTAGACAAGCAAGCCGAGTCTTACGGAAAGTCACATGATGGTGCATCCGTGGGCATCGACTTTGGATTGAAGAAGTACATGACTTTGAGCGATGGGCGTGAGATTGATAATCCTCAGTTCCTTAAAACTGACTTGTTGGAGCTTAGACGCAGGTCTCGCAACCTCTCGAAGTGCAAGAAGGGCAGCAATAACCGCAAGCGCAAGAAGCTGGAGTTGGAGCGATTGTATCAAAACATCGTGAACAAGCGTTCCGATTTCCAGTGGAAGATGGCGCATGAGTTGTGCAAGCGTTATGACTTGATTTGCTTGGAGGATTTGAACTTGGAGGGAATGAAGCGTAATTGGGGACGCAAGATGTCTGACTTGGCTCATGGTGATTTTGTCTTGAAGTTGGAACACGTTGCGAAAAAATATGGCGTTCAGGTTCATAAGATTGACCGATTCTTCCCTTCGAGCCGCCTTTGTACTTGTGGTTATAAGAATGATAAGCTGTCATTGAGTGATAGGGTTTGGACTTGTCCTATTTGTGGTGCAGTTCATCCTAGAGACCTCTTTGCAGCTGAGAATATACTTCGGCAGGGCATTGCCGAATTGGGTAGTGATAGTAAGCCGTCCGAGCAATCGCAAGGGTGCAGCCACGTTAGTCACCCAACAATTCCTTGCAAGTAGCGAGGGAGTATGTCAAACCAGGTCACTGGGGAGGTGTTGACACCAACAAGGGTTTAAATCCCTTGTCATCCACTAATTTTAAAAGGTAAAATCATGAATGAGTATTGTGAGAATCTGATTTCAAATGGAGTTCCTAGCTGGATAGTAGAGGAGGCTTATAAATTTACAATTGAGGCTTTGAAATCAGCAGAAGGTTTGGTAGGAATTGATAAGGAAAATAGTGAGCTGTATAGAAATGTCATTATCGCAGCCTACATTGAGGGTGCTAGTGCTACATTGGAAAAAGTGCAAAGATATTATGGCGGTGAGGAACATAGTTAGACAATGGAACGAGGCAACAGGAGGATATTCGTACCGCTTCAAAGGTGGAGATATTTTCCTTCGCTTGGTAAAGGCTGATGGTATTTATGAATTGCGTAACCCTATAGGTTATGGTGTTCAAGTAGTCAAATGCAAAGACTTGGATGAAGCAGATGCAAAAGCCAAGGAAGTGCTAGAAGCTTTTTTTGAAGACAAAGTTAACATAAAAGTTATTTGATTATGGACTTAGAATTGTTGATTGATAAGATAGACTTTAGTCAAGGTGCAAGGCAGGTAGCCAAGCAAGCCTTGGAGTTGGGAATGAAATATCAAAAAGAAGGTGCTTGGCATTCTGTTGAAGAGCTGCCTGAGTATAACAGACGCATTGTCGGTCTGACCAAGGTTCGCAAGCGTTTCAAGCATCTGAATTTCTTAGGCGAGGAATGGTGGAATAGGTTCACGAAATCAAACGCCATCTATAAATGGGCTTATGTGGACGATTTAGTTTGATAGTAATCGTAGAAATCCATAATGCTATTTTGTTTTAAATGTTTACCCCATCACTATATATAATAATGTAGTGGTGGGGATTTTTGTGTTAACGTCAGCAAATTATTTGTTTGTATTATTATAGAGTGTTAAAAGCTATAAGAAATACATTAAATAACTTGCATATTTCGGATATTCTTTGTATCTTTGCATTGTAATTAAGAAACAAGGTTACTAATTTTAAAAAGGTGAGACACACCACAAAAACTGTAAGAAGAAAGTGGAAAAGAATAATGTTTATGTAGAGGTGTTGGCAAAGATTGCCAGCCTCATGGGTAGAACAAAGGAGTCTATCCAGATGTCGTCTTCAAATACTCATACGAGTATTACGATGTTTGCCGAAAATAATAGCAAGATTATTGGAAATTGGTATTTTGATGCTTCCGATAGCAAGGAGTTGGTGGATGCTACCTTCAATGGTCTGAAGGCTTTGGTTGAGTCTCTTGAGCACAATAAGAGCAATGACGGACAAGCAGCGTAAGTACATAGAAAGTCTTATCAAGAAAGTGTTTCGTAATGCAGATTCGCAGGGCGAAATACTTTCCAGATTGGATAGGGTTAAGATTTCAAGCCATCAAGCTTCAGTAATGATACATGCATTGAAGTTAGAGTGCAATATCGGTCGCTCCGTTCCGGCATATATGTTAATGGCAAACAATCTAAATTCAAAAATGGATGAGTTCTTTAGTATATTAGGGTACGATGAATGACGTATTCTTCAAGAAGAAAAGAAGTTGATATGAAAAAGGTAATTATGATAATAGCCGTTGCTGCCATTTTGGTAGGTTGCAAAGGTAAGGGTACAAGAGTCCAAATCTCGGATTCTGTTGACAAATTCAAGGTCGAGAAATTGTTTGTTGTAGATAGTATAACAGTGTACAGGTTTTATGACAATGGAAATGCTATCTATTTCACTAACCGGAAAGGTAGGGTAGATGCGACCCATTCCGAGTACAATCCGGTTACTCACACATACAATGACGAGGTTAACGAAACTTTATGCGAAGGAGACTGAAAATGAATAAACGAAAATGCAAGAAGTTATTCTACAAGGAGAGTACTAAATGGCTTTTGAAAAGAGGTTGGACTGACGGTTATATAAGTCCTAATACTATAAAATATGTAGTAAGAAAGTTAGAAAAACTCACAAAGTTAAAACTTTTATACTACTTACATAATAAAGTTGAAGAAGATTACTTTATGATAAGGAAGGAGGTGAACAATGAAAACATTTGTCTTTGATGTTATGCTCAACGGAAGATTTGTCTGCGCATTAAAGTATAAATATTGTGCGCTCTTCCCCATAGACTTTGAAGAATTAGAGAAGTTCGTCCTTAAAAAGAGACCTACTTTGAAAGGTAAGGATTTTAGAATTGCATTTTGATTATGAAAGAATATAAATTAGGCGATAAGATTGTACTTGAAGTAGTGCAAATTTCACAAAGTCAAAGTAAACGTTGTAATGGTTGTTATTTCCGTGAAAATAACTGTTTGTGCCCACATTTATTATGTGGTGGTTTTGAACGTTCTGATGGAAGAAATATAATCTTTAAAGAGATAAACGAGTAAAGGTATGAGCAGAAAATTAATGAATTTGGCTTTGATGTATACTGCTATCACGGCTTATGCTAGTGAGTATCCATTTGGACACCCTAGCCCTAGACTTGATACACCGAAAGGCAACATTCCTTCCGATAAGCAGAAGTGTCAGCCAAAGGCGCAGCATGAGTTCACCATCAAGGGGATAAAAATTATGGCAGCTTCAAAGAAGGATGCTATAAAGAAGTTTAATCATCGTAAAAAGTAAAACGTATGTTATACGAAGCACAACAAGGAACAAAGGCTTACGAATACGTTAAGAGTATTCTCGATGCTGAATTTGAAGAGCATAAAGCCTACATGAAAAGAGTGGAAGAAGCCGTTGGCTTCGAGTTTGAAAAATATCAGGGCTATCAGCCTAACAGAACTCTCACAAGAGTGTACGAGATTACCGCTATATTGGTTCTTTCTGAGCGTTATGATACCTTAGATAAGAAGGTGTGGAAGAAGATAGACGGTGTAAAAATGGAGGACGGTTACTATATAGCTATTGCGCCTAACAAGCGTAGTAAGCAAGGTAAGGCAATAGCAGCAGTACTTACATCATATAAATCCTTTACTCATCATTTCCAGATATTGAAGGAACTGAATATCGAAGTTCCGTACGTCAGCCGATTCTCCATCACCCAGCTTTTACGTCACAAAGACCGCATTTTCGTTTACTTCGATAATAGTATTAGAGCTGAGAAGCAAAATCCAGACTTCGTGGAAATCACGATAGGTGAGTATGAGGATTTCATTAATGGCAAAGATTAAAGCGTATGTCACAGAAATATATAGTTGGTGATGTTGTTATGTATGACAACAAAATCATGGTAGTCAAAGAGCCAAGAGAAGGAAGCCACTTTGACTTGTCTTGCCCTAAAGAAGGATTGGTGTATTGTCTTGTTGCGGTTGATGAGATAAAGCCGATTCCTCTTACTCCAGAGATTCTTAATAAGAACGAATGGGAATATGATGGTGCAACATGGATTTTTAAAAAAGGAAATATTAGTATATTTATACTTCTTGATGATAAAACTTATGTCGCACATCTATCAGTAGTGCGAGTTTTAGAATTTCATTTTGTGCATCAGCTTCAACATCTTCTATTTGACCTTGGAATTAAGCACGAAATGGAGGTGTAGGTATGGAAGTAATAATTAAGAAAGTCTACAAAGCTGTAGGGTGTGAAAAAGGACACTACTTTGGGACGTTTGCACATTTTAAAGAGTTGCGTGAGAGTTCTAATTTGTCAGTACAAAAGACTTGCTTTTGCTGTAGACACAAATTCCAACCAGAAGATTTTATTTCTTTAGCGTGTTTTGACAAAGGCATGGGAAACAAATTTCTTTGCCAAAAGTGTAAGGATATAGCATTAAAAGATTTAGGTGATAAAAATATTTTTTTACATTAGTTTATAACGCCTTCGGGCATAAATTTAAAAGATATGACAAAAGAAGAATTAGAAGCAAAGGTGCAAATACAGAAAGACATCATCAGTACGGAAGTACTGGACTTGTTGAGATAAGAGTAAACCCTGCTAAGAAGGATGGTACTCGTTCAAACAGAGAATTTGTACTAAACGGCTACAATAGAGAAAGTATCAAGAAGATTGATTAACCATCCTGCAAAGGATATAAATAGATAGAATATGAGTAAAAAAGTTATCACCTCGTACAAGGGATTCGACAAGAATATGCAATGCCGTGGATTCCAGTACGAAGTTGGAAAAGAGTATGAAATGGACGGAGAAATCAAGTGTTGCAACCAAGGTTTCCACGCTTGCAAGTCTCCAATGGAAGTGTGGGACTACTACGATATGCTTGACTCTCGCTATGCAGAGGTAGAACAGTCTGGTAAGATTGACGCAGGAGAAAATTCGACAAAGGTATGCTCTTCTCGTATCAAGATTAAGGCTGAGTTGAAGCTGGCTGACATCATTAATATCGGTGTTGAGTGGCTGAAAGATATTACATCACCATCTAAAGTTAAGGCAGATGGTGTGTTAAACGACAACGGAAACAGAAGAAAACAGATTGGCTCATCGGGCTACTCTGCTAAGATTGGCTCATCGGGCGACTATGCTAAGATTGGCTCATCGGGCGACTCTGCTAAGATTGGCTCATCGGGCTACTCTGCTAAGATTGGCTCATCGGGCGACTATGCTAAGATTGGCTCATCGGGCGACTATGCTCAGATTGGCTCATCGGGCTACTCTGCTAAGATTGGCTCATCGGGCGACTCTGCTAAGATTGGCTCATCGGGCTACTCTGCTAAGATTGGCTCATCGGGCTACTATGCTCAGATTGGCTCATCGGGCGACTCTGCTAAGATTGGCTCATCGGGCTACTCTGCTCAG